ACCTTTCTTTCAAATTCGGTGACTGCTTGTTTATACTTAAGAGCAATCATCTCTTTCTCGTGTTGTATTTTCATTTTAAGATTTATTAACTCTTGTTCCATCTTCTCTTTTTCATGTTCTATCTTTTTCTGTTCTAACTCCATTTTACTTTTAAGTTGTTCAGCTTCCATGTTCTTAATACGTAACTCATGTTCGTATCTTTTCTCTAATGACAATATGTCTTTTTCCATCTTCTCTTTATCATAGCTTATTCTATCATTAGCTACTTCTATATCTCTTAAATCTTTCTCTAACTTCTCAAACTTATACTGATATTCTACATCCCCATTATACTCAGCCTCTCTGTAGCTTTCGTATATTCCTAACTCACTCAGTTCAGTTAGTCTTACGTTAATCTTTTCTACTATAGCATTTCTATTCTTCATGAGTAAATCTATCTGCGGTGGTACAGATTTATTACTAGTTGAAGATAGTTTACATACTTTCTCACCTATCTTAACATAATAGGGTTTACCTGGATTATCAGGATCGTTAATACTAATGCTTACTATGTTAAAATCGTCTATGTCTAATATAGCTTTTTCAACATTAGCTTCGCTTGCTTTATTGCTATATGGGTGTACTAACTCATCATTAGGTTTATTTACAGTAAAAACCATATCTGTACGTTTGTGGTAAACAGATACATCTTTAACCATGAGACTATGTGGAATAAAATGTATTAGCCTCATTTCGTGTCTTTTATGGTTATTAGGATACGCCTGAAAAGCAGTTCTAATCTCTTCTAAGTTAACAGCTCCTATCTCAATATTTTGGCTAACTAAGATATGTTCTAATGTTTCGTGGAATAAAGTACTATTTTCTACATAGAAGAAAATGCGTTCTACAATATAAATACCGTGGAAGTCATACATGCTATATTTAGCACTATTCTTATCCTCATATGTAGGCATATCCAACATAAGACCTAAGTTAGTTAAGTTAGTGCGTTTACGTATACCTCTGTAGTTATTATATCTATCTAACATAAACATATCTGAGTTAGGCATAGTTGTAAAAACGTGTAGCTCTTTATCAGGAGCTTCTAATGCTTCGTCATCATTAGTAATGTACTGATTAATGATACGATGCGGGACTAAGTTCTCTAGTTCAACACAGTAGAAAGCTGTGCTAATCGTTTTGGGGGTGATTATCATTTTAGTATAGTTCCTTTCTAGGTTAAATGATTTAAATTATATAGTTAAATGTCACTAGTACATCTATATTAATAATATATGATTAAAATAAAATAGGAACCTACTACTAGCTAACCTATGTCAGCTAGTAGTTATTCTTTTATTGTAATATTCAGGGAACCATTCTTTCCATTGTTTAGTATGTACTCTAACACCACGTATCTCAGATACATATTTAGGTCTAACACCATATTTCTCGCCTATTTCTACATTAGTTAACTTACCGTCTACTATGTCTTTCATTAGGCTATATCTTTTATCATAAGGATTACTATCCGGGAAGTATTTATCCCATACTTCTTTCCATCTAGTTTTATTACGTATACCGCTAATAGTAACTGCTGCTAACCCATATCTTTCAGCTATTTCAGTATCATTAAGTTTGTTTTCTAAGATTAGCTTTATAACTTCTTTTCTGTATTCAATAGATATGTCACTCTTACCTACACTTAAAGGAATTTCCTTATCTTTAAATTCTGGCAAATCCCACAATTCTTTCCAGCTATCTTTTCTTCTTACACTATTTAACATTTCATTACTTATACCATACACACTAGTAATACTTCTATTAGTTTCACCAGACAATATTGCTCTAATGATATCTTTTCTTTTAATAATAATAGATTTATGTATAGATATGTGTCTTTTCTTAGGAATATTATTCCTCTCAATACCAGGATAAACCATTTCCCATACATCTAACCATTTACGCTTTTCTCTAATATATCTTATTTCTTTAGGATTTATATCATAACGTTTACCTATATCTTTATTGCTTTCTCCGCTCATTATTCTTTTAATTATATTCTTTTTTATTGTATCACTAAGTTTTTCCAAATACTTATGTCGATGTAACCCTGTATCAAATGCGTGTTGTGTATTCTCACTAGCAGTAACCCATTCTAAATTTTCTACCCTGTTATCATCTTTTTTACCATTTATATGGTTTACCATAGGTAAATTATTTGGATTAGGAATAAAGAGTTCAGCTATAATCCTATGCATACGTATATTTACACGATTATTGTTTTTATCTATTACAGATAGCATTCTATATGTACCGTAGTCATAAGTTTTTAATTTAATCAATTTTCCATTTTTTCTTTTAGATGGACGATAAATATTGCCATCTATACCGAAATAGTAATATGGGTAATCTGGGTGTTGTTTATATTTTTCTTTAGTGTAATTACGGTATAATGTTCTGATATTATATTCGGACCAAGCTAATCCTTTAGCATAACATGACATAGTGTTACCATCTTTATGTTTAATGTATTTATAGTTATTTGGATTAGGTACGTACAAAGTAGCTACTAGTATGTCTAATCGTTTTTTATATTGCTTACCATCTATTTTTAATTTAACATATGGATAATTATTTATACACAATACCGTGAGTTTATTTCCGTATTTATTATATACGTTACCATCTTTAGTTATACGATATCCGCTATTAGTCATTTTAGTTATTAATTCTTTTATACGCATATGTTTACCTTTTTTAAAATATCATATAAACATACTATTTTAAAAAAAGGTGAAAAAAAGTGACCCTGCGGTAAAAAAAAATAGAGGCAGAATAACCTTTGTGTTAAAACACATAGCGGTCAAAAAGGTAAGCTGTACCCTAGGAAACTCCTAGGATACTGGGCTTATACTGTTTTAAAGTTTACGTTAACTTTACCTAATGTACCGTCGAGTTGAGACACATTTACAACAGAAATGACGGGTAGGTTCACTACATGCAAGAATCTTGGCATAGTAGTAAGTTCTCTTACTGTAGAACCACTTACTGTACGTACTACATCAGTTGTGATTGTTGGTGACCAGAATAGTTGTCCAAAGTTAAGTGGGTTTGGAACAGTGTTTCTGTCAGCATCAAATACACCGAATGATAATACGATTTTACCTTTCATAAGAGCATTTGGAGTTGAAACGATTTTAGCAACAAGATCATCACCTAGATCGATTTCAGTACCACCGTTGTTAGTGATATATTGTGCGATTTTTGGATCTGTACCAACAAGTACAGTTTTCTTACCGCCAACATTACCACGAAGAACGTTATGTGCAATGAAGTAGTTAGATTCGATACCCATTTTAACAGCTTCATTCTTAATTTGGTTAAGAAGTGTAGCTTGAATATCATCAAGTCTATCTGTAGATTTGATAGAATCTACATATGTAGACATATCCATATCTGTTTCATTGTAGTATGCATTAACATGGTGTCTACCTACACCTAGTGTAGTAGCATCAGCAATAGTACCATTTGCAGTGATGTTCATAAGTTGATCAGCATATTCAACAAGTGTTTTAACTGCATGTACTGAAGTACGAATACCAGCTACAGTAATTTGTGAATTGATCTTAGAAGCATCATTGTCGTTACCAGTTGCATTGTTAATAGGAGCAAGTACAGTAATACCGCTTCTTAATGGAACTGTATAGATTTGAACATATCTGTCAGAAGTGATAAGTTGACCACGGTTTCTGAGGTTAGAGTTAGTTCTGTATGCTTCAAGAGTATAACCAGCAAGTGTAGTTTTACCATTGAACGCAGCTACGATAGCAGCATAGTCAGCAGATGCAGTTGGTAGTTTGTTACCTGCAGCATCTCTTACTTCAACAACTTCGATTTGGTTACCATATACAACAACATCACCACGTTGAGTATTAGCATCACCATGCATTACAACACTTAGAACAACTGTGTGTCCAGCAGGAAGACCAGCAAGAATAGTTGAAGCTGCACCTGTAGCAGTTGTAGTTGTAGATGTGTTAACATATACAGAGTTAGTGTTGAAAGATAGTGATAGATCTTTGTTGTGATCTTGTGTACTATATGTAAAGTTAGAGTGTGGAAGTGCTTCAGCAGCAAATTTGAAATACTCAGTAATATCATTACCATCAGCATCTTTACCAGCTACAGCATAGTATACATCTTTAACAACCATACGTCTGTCAAGAGCATCAGTGTTATCCATTACACCTTTAGCAAGCATGCTATCAGTTTGTGAAACACCTAGTAAAGAGAATTTTTTACCAAATTTAACAGGAGCAGTAGTTACTTCTTCACCATTTGATTTGTCTACGAAAGAAAGATCTTCGATAAATAGGTCAGCAGACTCTGGTCTAAGAACAGGAACTACTTTGTTTTTATCAGTTGAGAAAAGCTCGTTATCATAGATAGCTTTTACAATTGGAATTTTGTTAAATTTGTCACCATCTGGAGTACCAGTGATTTCTCTTTCAATTTCGTTATAAAGAGAGATATACTCAGATTCAATAGTTGCACCACTTACAGTTGGGTCAATAGTGATAGTTGGGAAGAATGCTTCACCAAACGCATCTTGAGTTGCAGCCATAAGGTTATATGTTACAGAGAAATAAAGTGCATTGTTAATAGCTTCACCGTCGAATGCTTCTGCAGAAAGAGAAACAGGATCAATGATATCTTCTACACCAATTTCAAGTGGGTTAACAACGTTTGCAGATGCATCAGTAGTTGCAGGCTTAAGTTTAGTTAAACTTTTAGTTGCAGCAACAGGATCTAGTGCAAGACCAGCAATACTACGTGCAGCTTGAAGTTGTGCGTCTGTAAATGTAACACCAGCGTAAGATTCTTGTGATACAATACTATCGATAGTAGCATCTACAATGTCTTGTAGTTTGTCAAGAGAAACTTTAGCAGTTTCAGCAGCAGAAGAATCCATAGATTCAGTTCCGAGTGCAAATGTTGCGATTTCTGGACGAGCAGCAAGACCGCTTCCGTTTACTTGTGAGTTTAGAGTACCTAGGATGCTAGATACTAACTGTTTTTTATCAGCCATATTATTATTCCTTTAGAATAGATTTAAATTTAAGTTTTGCTTATAGACCAGTAGTCTTACATTTGGAACACATTAGTTATTCAAACAACTTTTTAAGTAAGCTTTATATAAGCTATGACTCATTGTGTGTTCATCACCAAATACATTAAACATTTTGTTTACTAATACACGCATGAAATCATGCAACACAGTACGGTTACCTTTTACAGTTAAATCAGTAAATCCATTGTGTAGAATAACAAATAGCGTTTGTTCACTAGTTTCAAAAGTGAATGGTTCGTTTTCATTATTACTACTCATTAATATACATTTACTATCACTTAAGTTATTTATAACATCTTTATAACGTTCGCGCATTTCATTGTACGGTGTAGTTTTTAATCTATTAACATGTAACTCTTTCTCTATGATAGCAGGAATTTCCCATTTAATAGCGTCATGAAAACTACCATGACTATCTTCACCAAACAACGCATTGTTAAGTACCATATTGCTAACATAGAAATCCATTAAATCATATTTAGACATTTTGTCTAAAAGTGTTTTAATTAATTCTGGTTTGTCAACACTATAAATCATAATGTTTTCAAAATCACTAAGTGTCATATTGTGTGCTTTTAATGCACTAACTATATAATTAGGTAAAAAAATAACATTCTTACCACTATATTCTTTTTTATTAAACATATAGTTGCTCCTTTAAATTACATATCACTGGCCAGTAATATGATGTAGAGATTATCTCTACTCATACAACAACAAAAAAAGAAAGAAGTACTTAGAGTAGCTATAGCTACTCTAAGTTTATATTAAGCTAACAACTCTTTGATGTTAGGATATTTTTCTTTAATTCTTCTAGAGATAGTGCTTCTAGAAACGCCATATTTTTCAGATAGTTCAGTATATGTAGAACCATTCTGTAATAGATGTAACATCTCTTCTAATGTTTCATCTGTAAATGTGATTTTACCATTAACATCACAAACAGGTTGGTCTTCTAAAGTTTCTACTTCGCTTTCTAATTTAGCTAACTTTTCTTTAAGTTCTTCTAATTCAGTTTTTAGCTTAGTATTATCTTTAATAAGATTTTGGTTAACTGTTTCTAAAGATGCTTTTTCTTCAGCACACTTACTAGCAACTTTTTGAACTGCTTTAAGATTCTCTAAAGCTTTGTTCTTAACATCTTCTAATGCTAAATACTTCTCTTCAAGATCTTTATATTCACGTTTACATGCATTCAACTGATTGTTACGCGCAGTTAACTTATTCTCTAAAAGAATAATGATCTCATCTACATTAGATGCTACATATAATCTTTTAGTAAATCTTTCTACTAGGTTAGCGGTATCTATAGTATAGATTCTGGACATGGGTGGACTCCTTAATTATTTTCAACTAATATAGTACTACTATAGTTTATCTAAGAATTCAATACAATCACATAGCACACATTTAGTATTGTTTTCTATATATGTAGCGCCACAACGTTTACATGTGTAGTGTTGAGTTCTTTTGAATTTAGGTACTTCTATTTTACTAGGAGCATCTTCTTTTCTATACCCAGGACTACCAACTATTCGTTTACACGGACCACATACTTTACCACAACGAACTACTTCAGCTATATTTTTAGCACCAAATGTTAGGTCACAGTGTTTACATTTAAACTTAGTAACTTCTAGTTTACTAAGTGGTGATTCCTCTATATAGCGTTCCATAACTTGACCATCGTCAAATTTGTTAACTCTTCTAGTTTTGCTATTTTTACTAACTTTACGTTCAGGTATTACCTTTGCCATTATTTACTCCTGTAGGTTATCTATCTTCTCTAACTCTTCTAGTATTAAACTAAGTAGTGTTAACTTGCGTCCTCGTACAGTATCTTTATCTCGATCATGCATATACATAATTAAATCATTATATGTAATAACACATATCTCTAATGGAGTCACTCCTCTAATTCCTTTGATGGATTTTTTATATACAGATACTAAATCCTCATCAGGTTTAATAATTCCACTTTGTAACATACTTACTAAATCTAGCTCACCTTCGACAATATCATTAGCTTCTTTCACTATGTCATTATTTGTTTTAACTTCATCTTTAGTAGTTTCACTAGCACCATCATCTTCATTCATTTTTAGATAAGTATTGATTAAAATATATTTAATACCAACAATATCTTCTTTCAGATCATCTCTAGCTATCTCACGTAGGGTATCCATTAAATCAAAAACATCCATTTCTGAAAAGATAAAGGATTTATTCAAATACTCAACCAGTGTAGGTGAAAAAGCTAACCGGTAATTAGGTTTTAACTTTTCAATAACTTCACTGTATTTCTCCAACTTATCTTTACTAACGTTTCTAAATGCATAAGTATCTATATATAGTGTTGTATTATCTACGTCAAGGTATATTAATACCGGATCATCAATACTAACTTTTTTTGGATCGTTAACTGCCATCGCTACACTATCTGTTGTTACTATTTTTAACATTTCTGCCATTACTTACTCCTGTAGTTATATTATAAATAACCTTGGTTACTTATTCTATATTAATAATATATGGTTGTATTATTTTACATTTTTAATATTTTTACAAAACACTATTTCTATAGAACAAACAAGATAATAACTATCTACAAAAGGAAATATATGTTAGCTATAGACGTACTAATAAAAGCTATAACACTACTACACCGAGAAAACGAATTAGGTAGTAACGAAATTGACACTAGTAAAGAACTAGTAAGAACGGTATTAGAAGTAATGAACTCTACCGCCACTAAACTCTACCATGGTGGTGAATCTGATATCTTAGAGAACTTAAAACACCTATTACAGGACATGATTAACAATCCTGACAACTATGATAAAGAGTCTTTACTACAATCATTAGAACTCATTATTAAAGACAACGAGAACTTACTTAAAGTAGTGGATAAAGCTATTAACGTAGAGTTAAGTAAACCTTCTCTTAAGAGAACTATCTTATCGTTAAGAAACACTTTAAATAACTACTACAAAGAAGAACAACTCAAAAAGCTAATCTCTGCTGCTTCTTACAAACTATCTGCTGGTAAACTAGTAGATGAAAGTATACAAGAGTATGCTAGTAAGTTAGCGACTAATATAGAAGCATTAACTATGGTTACTAAATCTAAAGACCCAGGTATTGTAGATGAAATAGATATGTCTGATGAAGAGAGTATGTCTGTTACTTTAGATAAAGTAAAGGGAAATAGTGAAGGTGGTACAAAGCTTATAACTGGTTGGAAAGAGCTAAATACTCTGACACAAGGTAAACATTGTATTACTAAATACAATACTGCCGCTTAGTATAGTAATATACTATGTTACAAGATAATTAATTGCTGGGAACTCCTAAAGCTAATATAACTACAACATAACTAGAAATAGTAAGTGTGAATGTTGCGAAAGCAGAAAAAATATATTAGATAGACTATGTCGAGAGGCTAAGGTCAGTTATAATGGACAATCAGCAGCGAAGCCTTGTTATGAGGAACGTTCAACGACTATCTCCGTAGGGAGAGTAGGGCTCAAGCGAGTGGGTATAGAATCCCTTAAATCGAAATATTATCCATCCTACTAGGTTACATATGTAACGCTAAGGATGAAGATATAGTCTGGTCTTCTAGCGAAAGCTAGAGAAGTTCATGAGAGAACTGCTAGGTAGTAGCGATACCTGGTGAACACTACGGGATTTAGAAAAGGGGAATTCTGGATATTCTATGCATTACAACATAAATATAAATCAGGTTTTACTAGAAGTGTTTTTTTACAATTACCGGTACACAATAAACCAATGATGAAAGATCCTACTAAAAAACCCTTAATGATATTTTTATCATTTGAAGATGATGCCGATATTATGTTGGACTTTATGTATAAATATCTATACTATAATGAACATGATGTGTTACCTGATTTGTCAACAGTAACAACTAAAGAGGTGGCTAAATACATTAGAGAAAAATTAACTGTTAATGGGTACAATATTAAAATTTTAAGAGTTAATCCTTCTGATTGGACTTATAAAAATTTATTTAATAAATTATTGGAATATGAAGCAGAAGGATTCGAGATACACGCGTTGTTTATAGATTATTTATTTAAATTACCAACAACAGGATGTGTTAGCGGTCCACACGGAGTAGATGTGAAAGATTTATTTAATAGAGTACGTAACGTGTGTTCTTCTAAAGGTATCCTTTGTATTACTCCGCATCAACTTTCTAGTGACGCTAAACAATTAATAAGGAACGGAGTTCCTGATGTTAACTTTGTAAAAGAAGTAGCTAATAAAGGTTACGCTGAAGGCGTGAGAACGCTCGATACCGTGCCAGACGGAGAATTATACCTACACATCGCGAGGATACAACGAAAGCCATATTTAACAGTACAAAGAGGAAAACACCGTACTCCTGGTATTCTGGATGATGATAAAATGTATTTTACATTACCATTCCCTAAAGGTGCTCCGATTAAAGAAAATTTAAACAGTAAAGATGATGATAAACTTAATGAATTAGCTGATGCCGGTAGTGACGAATTCGATTTCTAAAAAAAAAATACTATATGTAGTAGCACATAAGCTACTACATATTACTCTTTCTTGGCTTTCTAGGTTTCATGTTTTTCTTAAAATCTAAATCTTTATACTCAGGCGATTCTGTTATATGTTTATGCGCTTGTCTGTTTCTCATCTTCTTAACAACATCTTTATGTACTCCTGTTAACTTAGCTATCTCAGTATTCATAAGGTTAGTCTCCATAAAGTACTTAATAACTCGATGTAACTGTTCATCGGTTGTCTTCTTTTTAGCTAGTTTACCAAATTTATAGTTCTGACTAATCTCTCTCCAAGTTTCACCGTTGTAAATAGCCGCAATGCTATCACTATTCTTAAGACCATACTCTCTAGCTATCTTACTTAAGTTAACATTGTCTTGACTTAACTTTTCACAGATTTCAATAACTTGATCTCTAGTTAAAAGAGTATTACCAGGTTTACGGATAGCTTCCGCTTCTCTAAACTTCTTAAAGAAATCTCCTTGTATTTTGTTAGTAACATCAGTATGTATCTCTCTTCTACGTATGCGTCCGATAGTTGTATCACTAACACCATAACGTTTAGCTATTTCTTTATTAGACATACCTGTCTTTAAAAAGGTTTCAGCAATCTCATAGACATCTTGTTTGTCTAATTGTTCAAAGTTTTGCATGCTGTTATTAAAGTCTATATCTTTTAAAAGATGACTCCAGTTACGTTTATTATATATATGTCTTATTGTAGATGAGTCTACATTATAGTCTCTTGCTATAGATGAAAAGCTACGTTTACCCTTTTTAAGTTCTTCAGCTATTTCTAATATGTCATCATCAGATAATATAGCGGTAGTTCTATCAGAACCAATGGGTGATAAGCCTGTTTCTACAGCATGAATACTATTCTCACTATAGGTAACCCATTCTAGGTTATCTAAGTTATTATTAAGTTTGTTACCATCTTTATGGTTAACGCAACATTTGTTCTCTGGGTTAGGAATAAATGCTTCTGCTAATAACCTATGATAAACTAAAGTCTTAGGACCTTCTTCATTAGTTAAGCCTACCTTTAAATAAGAATCTTCTTTCTTATTACGTAAATGAGGTCTAATAAATTGTTTAGTGTGTTCTGACCAAATTCTTCCTTGGTTAGAAATATAGTATTTAGGATATCCTTTAATAGGTTTCCATAACTCTTTATCGTTAGTCGGAATGTTATTCATATTGTTTATTGTTAGTCGGAATGTTATTCATATTGTTCTCCTCTTTCTTATTGTTCTGTATAAATAATATATGTTTATATTTAATTAAAAAAAAAATAGAATAGATACATAGAGCAATGGCTCTATGTATCATCTTTAACTTTAGCCCTATGAATATCATACTCTACTTTAGGTTTGTTATTTTTAGTAACCACTTTAAGTTTAGCTTGATATCGTTTTTGTGTCTTATTGTTATATAAACAGATATATCCATTATCTATAACAATATCCATTTTATTACTACTGTAACATAGTTTACGTTTACCGTTAAGAATATCTTTAGGATCTATTTTAGATAGGATATTATGTTTTGCTTCCGCAGGAACATAGTGTTGTGTTTTATACATCGCATAAATAAAATAAGCTTTATCCATTAAACTAATTTCATCTTTATCGCCTAACCATAATCTTTTGTTATATGTCGCAGCAATGATATCGTCGTTCACATTAGCCGGAACATACATTCTGTCTAAGTTTATATAATGCAGATCACTATGGTACTGCTCTTTAAAAGCATCTTCCAACATATCGATTTGTTGCTTGTTAGGAGTTTTCCCGTCAATAATGCCTGTAGCTATTTGCAATAACCAAGTATCAAAAGTACCTTTTAACTCAATTTGTGTAATACATGTTTTGTTATAATACTCAAACTTAAGTCCTGTATCGCTAAGACCAATATATGGGTTTAACCACTTATACATACTATTACCTTCACATTCTGTAAAACTTACATGGTTACGGCATGCTATTTCTGTGTATCCAGGTAAAGTTATTTCGTGTGTATCGCATTGGTAGTCAGTATTTTTATTTTCTTCAGGAATACATAATTCGTACGTAGCGAGAAATTCAGCTATAGTCGCATTAAATTCTGATAAATATACTAATTCCTCTAAGCCAGATATTGTTCCAGGTATAACTTGTATTGCTTCAGCTAACGTTTTATCACGGTCATAATTGTTTGGTTTACCAGAATATGTGTGGTCAATATGTCGTAATACTAATGTTAAATCATTTTGGAAATTTAATATTTTGCCAATATATATTGTGGCTATACAGGCACCTTTTCTAAAATCAGTAACTAAAACTCCGGTTTCGAGATAAGGACCAAAATTTGGTAAAGTCGTTACAGACGTAGCATATATTTTTTGTTTCATTTTATTTCCCTTTTGTATTGATTCTATTTCTTCCATATCTAAGATATACATATTCTGTATATCATTAGGTATTACTGGATTAGACATTTTGTATTTCTCCTATGATTTTATGGAACTCTAATGCACGCACTAACAATAATTCATTATAACCAATTACTGATTGGTGCGTTGGAACATGTGAACCGGACATGCCTCCAAATTGTTGATGTGGCATAGCTTGTGAAGAAATAGCTCCTTGCGGCGCATATGTGATACCAATAGTTACGTTAGTTATTAAATCACCGTTTTTACCAAGGTACCCTAATAACTTTCCTGTCTTATCATGTACCCCGATAGCTACAGGGTATTTAATACCATTATATTCCGGTACGTTAAGTTCGTTAGGACTATATATATAATCGTCTTGTGTTTTCTTCTTGATGATAATTCTTGTTTCTACCTCAAAAGGTTTAGTTGCTTTGTTTTGTGTATCCATGTTTTCTTCTCCTGTTTTATTTAAGTTTTCTTCTTTTGGATTACTGAATTTAAATCCTGTTTTTTCTGACCACTCTTTTAAATCTTCTTCGAGATTCGGTGACTCCTGTATGTCCGTATATGATTCCTTTAGAAACATATTGAATATAGCTTCAGGATCCATATCTGCTAAATCATTTGGGTTATGCTCGCCTAAACATTCTTGCGCTCTTTTAATATTATTTTTAGTATCTGATTTAGACATTAATAAGTCTACGATACTGACTTCCTCTTTAGTGCCATCTTTTCTACTTATGATTAGTTCTATCTTTAAATCTTTATCATCCCACAACCCATATTTTTTGTATCTTTTATTGTTAGCAATAAATACAAATTCAATATCTACTATATCTTCTGATTTAAGAGTGTTAGATAAGTTATAATTCATATCTAGATTAATAACATAAACTAAAAATAACACATATCCAGGATTAATCGTTATATATTCATCAAGAAGTTTGTAAACCATATATTTAAAAACATTATCACCAATTACAGAATTGTCATATTTCTTTAAAGATTCAAGAGCATTGTTTATCGTAGCCAATCTTTTTGATTTGTCTTTCTTCAAACTATTATACTTTTGTAAAATAGTTTTTCGATCATTACTACCATTTGATATATCTAAATATGTCATATGGTGTTCATCTAGCTCTATATAAAAAGGCGTTTTATTATAATGTACATTACCCATATCAATATGTATGTTATTCACATTATGATAATAACTAACAAAATCACCTATTGTGGTTAATGTTATAGTTAGAGTATAACTTACATAAACATATAAATCATGTTCGACATGTATGTTGTTACCAAATACAGCACCATAATAATCAGATAACATATTTAAAAAATAAACACTATCGTAGCTCTTGTGTCTCATAATTAAATCATCTAGTTTTTCAAAAATATCTTTTGATGCTAATAAACTATAATTCTTATCTTGATACATAGCATAAAGCGTTAATAAGAATCTAATCTTATTATTTCTAGTTATCATGTTGGTGTCTTTGTAAGTCGAATCGTATCCGTAGTCTACTAATACCGGAAATCTTTCCATTAACTCTCTGTTAGTCAATAAGTTGACTTGTTCTGTTATTTCTAAAACCATTGTTTACTCCTTATATGTTCTATCTTTATGATATATGTTTATAAAAAAATGGAACACTATATACTAGTAGCATACATGCTACTAGTATATAGTTGAACCAAATTTGTTACAATGTGTGGCATCAAAATAATATTTATCATTACCATGAACAGGAGCTGTAGGTATAGTCACATCAATTATTTTTATTAACCGTCAGCAGGAACCGTCTCTACAATATTGCTATCACTAGTAGGACCATCAGCTTTAGATATTGTTGCATTGTATGTTGTAAATACTATATATTTGGTATTTAAAGTAACTCCATCTGCTATAGGTGTTATTTTTAATATATAATACTCATTCAATTCTAATGTATTAGCTGGAATAGTAAATGTCGTTAGTGGATCTTTACTCACCGTATTTAATAATACTGTTTCTAAATACAAATCTCTTATGTGGTAAATCTCATATGTTACTGATTCTAAATAAGGAATGTATTTGATATTGACTACATTATCTATGCCTAAATCTAAACTATTTAAATTAGTTAAAAGATAGATTTGTCTATCTGGAGTATTGACTAAAATAGTTTTAGTAGCTACAGGAGATGAGTCGTCGCTAGAAGTATGAAATACTGCATTTATTCTGTATACACTATTTTCTTTTAATATTTGTTTACCAAAAATAATACTATTAAGATTATTGGTATCCATAAGTGATGACCATATAATGTTGTCGTCATTATCTGTAATAAACCAACTAGTAGCTGTATGTATTCCAGTACCGATAACTGAAAACCCATCTGCGTAGATAGTAAACATAGTAGGTATGTGGTTACTATAATTACTATCGGTAGTTATGCGTGGTACTGATACTAAACTAGGATAATCATAATCTTGTGCTATATCGTTAATATCTTTAGCAACAAATACATGAATGTTACCCCATTCAGTATAACCTGTAGATAATAGTACCCTAGCTCTGCCATAGTATTTAACTTCTGGATCTAATTGATCCGGAAACACTATGTGCGTTAAGTTATCATGGTCTTCTATTGATTCTAATATTACATCGTTAAAAAGTAAATCTGTAGCTATCTGCCAATCAGTAGCTATATGCGTAACCGTTGAAGGTAAGTCTAATTCTGTTATTCTGGAAATTATCATGAGTTATCCTATTATGTTAATTTTGCGTCTATATTGCTTAATGTAGTCATTATGTCCTGATATTCAATACTTAGTTGTTCTTGCACATTTTTGAATCTTGTTTCAAATTCTAAAATTTGATCTGTCTTATTGTTTAATATATCTATTTTTTCAATAGATTCCACCAAAGTATCGATTTTAGATTCTAATCTATCGTATTGTTCTTTAAACGATATTAGCATATCTAATTTTGTATTGATTAAATCATTATTGTCATCCAAATATCCGCTATAAGTAAATTTCCCCATAGTATCATTATCTACCCCATTAGACATAATATAAACTAAATTAGCGTAATGATCTATTTTATTACTATAATTTATATTTTTAGTAGACCACATATAAAGACCTTGTTGATCATCGTGTTCTATACATTTATTTGTATCAAGAATAAGTTCTTCATTGGTATCCAGCGATAATACTCTTATTGTTACTTCGGTACCAGTACTAAAGTTACCCACTAGAATACTATTTTCATTCTTAGAATAACGCATAATTTACTCCCATTCAATATAATTTATTTTATTATTATCAGTACTATTTGTGTTAGCACTATTAATACCGATATTAATTTTTACAATATCAGTATTTGTGATATCTCCATACTTATTTTTACTATATACTTTTATAGTGTATATTCCAGCAACATTGAATTTAACAATTAATCCGGACCCATATGTTTTGCTTATTGTTGTTATATTCACATTTTTAACCTCGGTAATGCCATGTGATAATACAACCGGGTCATAACTTATATCATAAATAGTTAAACTATCTATCGTATGAATATCCATATTATGTATAAACAAATATTCATTATCGGTACGTTTTAATGTGCGTAAATTAGATACTGCTATAAAATCATACATTAATTTTAGATTTAAAATTATTTCATTAGTGTCTGACACAATGTATTCTTTTTGGAATTTACAATAACTACAATTTAGTATACTTCCGCTTATTATGATTTTTTTATTTTTAACCAATGCAGAATTTAAAAAATTATAATCTCCGGTATTTAAAACAATAGTACCATTAACAGTATTGTAATAATCTGTAGTATAGGCATCGTCAGGCAACGATATACGAAAACCTATATCTATGTATTGTTCGTTTTTATCAGTAGCTCCTATGGCTATTACTGTGTTATTCATGATAGTATCTCTTTCCAATCTATTGTTATTAGATTTCCACTAGTTAAATTAGTATAATTTTTAGTAACAATGATTATTCCACGTAAACTATTATCGATGTTAATTAAATCAAAATCATCTAATCCGTTACTTCGACTATACCCTGGTTTATATGTTAAATATTTTTTATTAATATTATCATATGTTGTAACATAAGATATGACGTCACTAATATTTAATTCAGTTCCATACTTATTTAACTCAGGTATTAACTTATCGTTTAAATAAGTAGATATTTTTTTATTTGATAAAGGTATAGATGTGAATATTGTTGTTTCTGGAATAAGTGTTAAAATACCATTAATACTGCATTCTTCTACTAAACTATCAATGCTGAATATTTTACTATTAATAGTGGTATCGCCATATTTATCTTTTCCTATTACCGTTATCTTATATGTACCTGGTAATTCAAATACATATTCATAATTAATTTTTGTATTAAAATCGCTAGTGTATATATTTGTAAAAACACTATTATACGGCAACATATATTCTAAACTGATACTATAAGAAATTTCATTTATATTGCCGTCGGGATCATTTATGTCATGTATAATGAACTCGTAAATATTATCATTATTGGTTATTTCTATATCAAAAGTAAAAGGTAAATTTGTCATGCCTACAACATAATCTTTTCTTTCTATCAAATCATAGAATCCGTCATTCCAATATATCAAAGTGCTTAATTTAAATTCAGGTACATAAGTTGTTCCGATATTTTGTTCCCAGCTATAATTTAGAGAATTATCTATTTGTACAACAATATCGTCTTTTAAATATTCTATTTTTTTTCTAACATTATCAACATCTTTATTTGTCGCAGTAATTAATAAAGTATCTAATATCGAAGGAGCATCAGGCGTCCATGTTAAACTAGATTCCGGTATATTATAACGTATTTGTATTTTTTTACTATCAGAGACACTTAATCCTACCATATTCACAGCTGTAACTACTACTTCATCATATCCCAAAGAATAGTCGCTAGGATCGTTATACAAATAAATATTTTCAGTAAGATATTCCGATTCCCATCTATACAATATTGTTTCTATTCCAATATATTCTTTAAATATATTATAACCACAATATGTTTCTATATGTTCTAATAGTATATCATTATAAGTCCAGGAATAATATGTATTTGGTTCTACTACTGCAGTTACCGGATTGTTTACTCGGCCTATATTGATGTACTCACCGATACTTTCTAATAGAAAAGTATTTGTTCCCTCTAATTCACTTTTTAAATACCAGTTATTTACAATAACCGGAGGTTGTGTAGCTCTTAATTGTACATCAAATACATAAAGGTCATCCGTACTTAGTTTAAGCTTAAACGAAGAAAATATTCTATTTTCTGGTTCAGTTTCTAATGTTTCAAATACTAATAAAATTTCATCATCTAGATTAAAAATGCCATCTTGAGTTAACCAACTAGAATCCCCAAGATTAATATTATATTGTGCTATTCCTTTTGTATAATACCAATCAGACCAACTACCCGTTGGTGTATGGTACCCTCTGTACCTAGCTTCAGTAATTTCTTGTAAATTAATATCTACAAGATTACCTGAGAATTGTTTATTAACAGCCATTGCTTATCCTTATGTCCAATCAAACACTATGTTGTTTTCAGTATGTGTCCATGCTTTTGTTTTTACCCAAAATCCAGTTATTTCTAAAGAGTCACCATCTTCATAGATTAATTGGAAGTTATGTTCACTTGTAGAATTAGTAAATCCAGGAATATATGTTAAAAATTTATTAACATGTCCTGGGTATGCTGAACAAACTGTTACTAATTCAGTTCCTGGTACTCCTTCTTGTTCAGAAAGTTTGTCTATAAAGTCAGTAGCAACATTACCTGTTTTAGGTATAGCTACTAATTGCCATGAATCCCTTTCTAATGTAATGGTACCGTTCATATCACCACCCATACTATATTTTTCAGGAATAGTGACACTAATTATTTTATTCAGAGTTACATAAAAACCAGGAATTGGGTTGTCCACTAAGGTAACGTATAAATTGTCACCTATACTTTCTAGCGTTCCTTCTTTAACTATGTTTGAATCATAATCGTATTGTGTGTATGGCATAGTGATATTTTCAGAAGTATAGTAATTTACAAATAAGACTACGGGAGGATTACCTACCCTTAAAAATTCTGTTCCGCTATTATATTTTACAATAAGGTAACAATCTTCATCAGGTGCTACTAAATCAATATATTTAAACTCATCTACAACGGTAGTAGCAAAATCTACTGTAGTCTTTTCGGTACCTATAATATATTTAAATATGACTATATTGTTAATGGAAGAAAAAAGAGTTAGTTTTATTGGGTCGTTACAATTGAATATATTATTAACACGCATATTATCCTACCACTTTCCAACTATTTTCAGTAACTATTTTATCGTCTATCGTTACTAATTGTTCTTTAATAAGATTCTGGTTTACTGTTAAATCAAATCGTTCAATAGTAACTACGGATAGATCAACATAAATAGGTGTAACTACAGCATCATTACTGATTACTATTTTTAATAGATATTCACCTTTAGCAAAACTTGTTAATAGTTCCCAAGTATCTTCGCCTCTGTAGGTTAATGTTCCTGTTATTTCACTATACTCGTCAGTTGTATTTTTTAATCTACCATAAACGTTAATCGTATCTGTTTCTTTAGCTATTATTGTTATTACTTTTTCTGTATCTTCTGGCCATATATTCATAATATTGTGGTTATTTCTAACTCTCTCCTTTATAGAATAGCGATTACCGCTTTAGTCAATGAAATTAGACTTAAAAATATAATGTACTACAGTAGAGCATAATAGCTCTACTGTAGTATTAAAATTAACTCTCAACAGTAAGGGTATTACCGCCGAAAATAATTACATTATTATATGGAAATTGTTCATTTAGCGCTGTAGTATCTTCTGTAACGATTAAGTCATCACTTGTTATAGGTAAAGCTTGGTTATTGTACATGTGTACCAGAAGACCCGCCGCACCTGTAACAGGGTCTTTACGAATAATGATTTTTCTAAATCGTTCAGGATGATAATCTGTTATAGTTTGTCCGGCACGTACATTAAGTACATCAGAGACACCCATAGTAACATCAGCTACTAAATCATTTCTATATTGTCCAGCCATATTAGACTCCTTTAAGAGTACTCTTTAATTAATTATTAAAGAATAACTCTTGTAGCGACAGTAGCTGATTGTGTAGTAATGATCTGGTCAAGTTTTCCATCCATAACAGTAAGCTTATCAAGAATAGCCGTTTTAATGGCAGCTAGACCATTAGTGCTATCTTCTAAGATTGCTTTAATTTCATCAGTACCTGTAGTATTTCCAGAAGATAACGCATCGATGGCATTTTTAATAGCTTCATTACCAAATGTAGCATCTCCGAGAATATCGCTATTATTAGTAACAATAGTATTAATTGTGTTTAATTTAGATGCTAAAGAACTAGAATTTGTTTCATCTGTAAGTGCATCGATTTTTGTTTCAATAGATGAAACACCTGCATCAATAGCACCTTTAATTGCACCAAAACCAACAGCAGCATCTTCAGCTAATGCCTTAAGTGCTGTAAGGTCGGTGTGCGTTGATGATAATTCATCAAAAATATTAACTAAACCTTTACCAACAGTAGGACAAGTTGAACCATCTTCTAAAGTAGCATCACCAAGAATGAGATGCTCTACATCAAGAGAGAATGTTCTTAAGATGTCTAAAGATGAACCACCTTCAAGTAGTGCTTTATTAATGTTTTCTACGAACTCATAAACTGAGTTAATGATGTTTTCAGTAACTACCTGAATAGTTCCTGCAGTAGTATTAGTACCATCAGTAACAGTTTCACCTACTTGAAATGCACCAGTAGTATCCGTAACAGTTACTTTAGTAAGATCATTAGTGCTATCATAAGCAACAGCTTGAACAGTACCGCTAGCACCTGATGTAGAACCTGTAATTGTTGTTCCTGTTGTAACGATACTAGTTTCATCACCGTTTAATTCAAAATAGTAATCAGTAGTATCGCTAAGTAACTTGTTGATTGTTTCAACAGTAGTTGTTAATGAAGAAACTTCTTCATGAATGTTGTTAAGTTCATTTTCATCTAGAAGATCAACTTGTGTTTTAACTGCAGATAAATCTGCTTGCAATGAATCAATTGCAGTTTGGATATCGTCAAGTGATGTATTAGCAACTTGTACATATCCTTCATGATTACCGATACGTGAATCAGTAGACTCAAATTTAATTAAATAACTACCAGGAGCATTAATTGTTAGTGGGATTGTATAGAATCCTGGATACTCTTCTGTAAATGTTCCTGAAATATCAGTAAACGCATCAGAAGAACCTTCAAGTCTATATTTCGCAGTAAAAGTATCTGCTAGCCCAGTTAAATCAGGATCAACCGCTACTCCGGGGTTAAATGGTATTCCTACTTTTCTCATATTTATCCTTATATTAATATATTATTATGTATAGCTATAACAGCTAATGTATTTCAGTTAATACTATTTATTATAGCACTAACTTAACTCCGTTTGTAGAAATTATAAGTGTTTCAGTTTCAGCCATATTTTCACCCTGAACAACTTTAATCTCACGTACATCAGAAGCAACTTCATCTATTTTTGAATTAAGAACACTAACATCTGGATTTTCTATAAACATTGTTATAACCTCTACTTGTTTCGGAACATAGTTTATATCTACCTCTACATCATCAGAAAGATTAACTCTGTTAAAACATTGTGCTCCTTCTAAACCGGAATCACTAATTATGGTACCATCGATAGTTAATGTGTGTGAAGTATCATACGGAACAATAAATGTTCCGTTTAATAAAACCATGTAACGTTCTGTTCGTTTACTTCCATCCAGATTCTTTTTTTCACCGCCTCGCATAGTTAAGAAAACATCATAATTGCGTAAACTCTCATTTATAGCGCGCAATGATCTCATTTCCCTATATATATCTATTGGTTGTATGGTTGCGTCCACCGTGGTAGAATCTAAATAAATCAACCTATTAGTTGGGTCGATATAATCAATCATAATATCACATCTCCTTCCGGGGTTATTGTTCCATTATATTTCTCTACTAAGGTTTTTGTAACTATTTCTGCTATTAAAGAAGCTATGCCATATCCGCTTGCTTCTATTTTTTCACCATTTAATGGTTCTATAGCTTCGTATATATTGGTACCTATATTTTGTAAGGGGAAACTAATATAATCATATCGCGGAATTATATTTATTATAACACCATCATCATTTTTAATAACTTGTTGTACGGTAATATGTATCCATGTTAATGCACCTTCTTTAGGTGTTTCAATACTTATTTTAGATGCACGTAATTTTGTAATCATTTTGTATCCTTCATTACTCATTATTTTCTATTGCTGGAATACAATTAAAAATAAGTGTTTTTGTACGAGTGATAGTTAGAGTTAATTTTGCTTGAGTAACCCCGCCGTCTCCCTCACATAAGAATACACAATCTTTATCTGTTCCTGGTTCACCTAATATTGTATCAGTATCGTAAGGAAAGAAAAATACTACTTGATTATTTTCATTCACAGAAGAAGCTAATCCTTTTACATCGTTACCTAAATTATCTTTAACTGTAATAGGGTTATTTGTATTAAAATTAACAGCACTAAATAATTGGTACCATGCATTAGTATCGTTTTTGGCATCTTCGCCAATATTAATAATTATGTTTACTAGGAATTCATAGCTTTTAATGCTTTTATCGTCTGACGTAAATTTAATACGGCCACGATCCTCTAAAGGTATATTGGTTATATATACACCTAGATTATCTGTTCCTGATCTAGTAATTATATTTCCATCATCACCATAATAATACCAAGTATCTGCTATTCGTCCTATAGTATTTGTTTCATCACCCGAATCAATATCAGTAGCGGACATACTTGCAGCATCTAACCAGGCTATACACTCGTCTAGTGTAGCATTATTATCATTATATAATATCCAACTAAAAGTTCCTTCATCTTCAGCAAATTCATTTACTATAAGTGGATCACTCAACTTTTCTAAACGCATTGTTTCCCATACTCCTGTAGGTGATTCCCAAACATCACTATACGGCATAGTCTCTGGATTAGTTGTAGGGTGTGGATATTCATTTAGTGCTATACCTACAGAGTAACCACCTAACTCATCTATACCTAAATCAATATCGGTATATTTTCTATCATGTATCATGCCATATGTTCTTATGCTGATGATTTCAGAATTAAATCTGTTATCAACGGTATCTTTATCATATACCAATATAGCTTCGTTAATTTGTCCAGGTTTACTAAAATCAATAGCGTTAGTAGTTGTACTAAAATGATAGTACGGTAAAGATTCTGGATAAATATTAGATAATCCCTTATTACCAAAATAAATTTTATTTATAGTTTTATCTAAAGCATATTCTATCCATCCGGAATTACGTATAATTTTACGATCTGTTTCAGTGGCAGGGGTTCTTCCATTGACGAATCTATAGGCGCCAGAAGCTTTAAATGAACCAAGAGTCCACCTATCATGTTTTCTTAATTCTTCATCAGTATTTCTTTCTTGATTTTCAAAAGCATATATTGCTTCAAATTTTATACCGTCTTGTCTTGTCAGTGGGTTATCTACTAACCCATTACCAAAATCAATTTGTTCTACTTCTTCATAGGGTAGAAATTCTATTGTCCCGTTAGCAATATCAAAATAAATATTGCCGTCAGGTGTTCCTGTTCTTCCTTCACTACTTTGTTTTAACGTAGTTGTATAATTAGATAAATCAATTATCGCCATTATTCTTCCTTATAATACAATTATTGGATGCATATTAGTTATATTCATCTCGTTTCATTTCTATAGATATATTTTGGTCTTTATCATTAAGCGTGGTATAAATAATAGTTTCAAGATAATCATTATCATGTGGTAATATTTGTATTGCTATATTTTTATTTTCGACATATTCGTATACGTATGTATGTGTTAAATCACTTGTGCTTTCTATTCCTTGTAATTCTACAGAACCTTCTAATGATCCTTTTTCAGGAACTTCATAAATCCTATACTCATAATCGACTAAAGGTTCAGTGATTTCAAAAATTATTTTTACAATAACTGGTAAATAATAATAACTACCATCATCACTTTGTACTTTATTTAACATTCCATCGCTATAATTAATAACTCTTACACCTTTAAAAATAGAACTATCTCCATTATTATAATAGCCACCTTCAGTATAGAAAATATCCTCATTCCTTTTTAACATATTGTGGTAAAAAATATTATTTGGTTGTGAAAAAAATGCTTGCAAATAATGCCATGCGTCATTTAACGTATTATTCCCGCAATCAATAGTAATACTATATTCTTTATCATTTTCAATAATTGGGTCATCTTCTAAAGTAACAGTAATTCCTGATATATTTAGAGCATCTTCTAATGATAGTATTATGTCGTTATTGTTAAATAAAGTAATAATACTATTTACAGGATTTTTAAAATCTTCAGTTACAGACATAAACAAATATCCATATTTACGGTATCTTATTTTAAAATCTCCTTGATATTCAATATCTGAATAACCATATCCACTAGTTTGATCTTTTGCCGGACGCTGCCATCTATATTTAATATACGGTACTTCTATAAATCTATCATTTTCTTCAGGTATGCTTGATAGACTTTCTGCAGTAGTTAGCGTATTTTCTGTAGAATACATGATTATGCGTTTATCTTTATATGCTGGACCATTTGTTACATATATTTCATAATACCGCATAGCATCTGTTGACGTATCTTTAAAATCATTAAATGTTATTTTATTTCCGTCAATACTGTTTACTGTTCCGCGATATTCACTAGCGAATCCATCGTTATTGGTTTTAGCATTTAATACTTCTTCAAATCTGTTATTGTATACACAAACATTAACATCGTTTAATACATTTAGTTCAGTATCTTTTACTTGCGTTATAAAACTTTTAAAGTCAATAACCCGATAATTATTAACATAGGAATTATCATCAGTACTATTTTGATAAAATCTTGATAAAGGTAGATCTTCGTTAAAAACAGAATCCACATACCCATTCCACCAATCTTCAATTCCGCTGACTCTCCATGGATTAGTATTCGCCCTAGTTGTTCCTTCGAAATTAACTCTATGAACAATTATATAATTTGATAACGTATTGGGTCGAATACCATAACCACTATCGACTACTTTAATTCCATCAATAATAGCTCCTGCTGGTTCGGTATGTGCATTATAATAAGTTAAGCCCTTTATTAAGTTTGACGGATGTGAAAATTTATAATTTCTAAAATTATAAAAATTTCCACCCATAATAGTTTGTTCTGGAAAGTCACCTATTCCTCCGCCCCAAAAACCATGTTGTCTAATGCTTCTTGGTTCTTGTGGAAATTGTATAGTTAACCCTAAGTATTGTGAATAATTTATGCCTAAATAACAAGCAGAAAAATCTGCATTAGCACTTTCAAAACGAATAGTAGTTCCTTTATCTGGCATACCTACAGCATTTATAATTCCTAAAGTACAACGACCATTATTAACAATGCAGTGATTATGTATAAATGTAATAGTTTCTTCTTGACTAATAAAATTAGAAGTACTATCTATATGTAATCCACAGTTTAAAATATAATCACTATATCCGTTACGAGTTATCTTACCCCACCCATTTTCAATATCTGCTTGATATAAATCTTCCATACGAAAATCTTGATCGATTACTTCTATGTTATTTCCGAAACATTTAGTATTTGTTATTCTCCCTGTTTCTGTGATATTGTCAATTTCGGTTATACGATAGCGTATATTAAACGAATACCAAGATGTATCACCCCCTGGGTTACAATAATTATCCCAGTCTTCAGGAACGTCCCATTCCACTTCTATAACACCATCTTGGTTAGTTGTAAAATTATTACCAGAATCTATTACATTTTGTAGTGGTTTCCAATTTTCTTCACTGTTAGCATAACTATTAGTGTCGATAACTGTATAATATTCCCACACTCCTTGTATGTTATCTGCCACTACATTAGAATCTACTAAAAATTTTATTTTTCGTATTTTTCCAGTATAATAATTATATAATGCAAAAACTATACCATCCCCTACTTCACTATCTAATGGTATAATATCGTAATCCGTAGAAGTATACCCTATGATGGTATGTGCGTCATCTGTTTTATCGTAGCGCCAGATACTACGTATATCTGATTCTGTTTCTGAATATCTTATTGCCATATTTTTTCCTTTGTATTATATTATATACTTATCAAAACATTCATTTAAGTGGAACAATATAAAATATAACATAGTTACGATTATCGTAACTATGTTATTCTAAATGTTTCTTTTTAACAGGTATTGTTAGTTTAAAAACGGTACCATTTTCACTAGTATCTACTAGCTCAACATCACCACCTGCTTTATTAAGTATATTTTTATTTATGAATAAACCTACACCTCTTACAGATTTAGTAGTTCTTTTACTACCAAATAATGTATCTAATATATCTTTAATTTTATTTAACCAGGTAGCTTCAACCACTATAGCATTACCAGCTTTATCTTTAGTACTAAACCCGTTTTTAAATACTGTATCAGTATCTATAATGTGTCCGTATTTATCACGTATACCTATTCCGTTATCTCCCAGATAAATAACAACTTTATTATCTTTGTGTAGTAATGCTTTAACTTTAATAATAGTAGCCTTAGCTTCTTTACTATTGTTAATGTGATTACTAAAAATATTTAATACGTCACCATTAGTTAATGGCTTATTAACTGCATAGTTATTTAATAGTTCTTTATCTTCTTTACGCATATTAAGAGTTAACTTCTGTACACTACTACTATTAATAGTTTGTACTGCATTATTAAGTAATTCATATATTCCTTTGTTACCATTAGAATATTTGATATGTTTTGTTTCTGACATTTGTGATAATACAGATTCCAGTTGTTCTATAGCTAAATTAATCTTATTAAAATAGTTGATGACTAAAGTATCAACTTTTCTAGTATACTTACTATTTCTATGCGCGCAGTTCTGGCACGGAGATTTATTGGTAATGTAACTACATATACCGTTATCGTTAATAGAACAAGGATATAACTGTCTTATAAAATCGTTAAATAATGTTTTTATTACTGCTAACGGCATCATCATTTCATGGTGTGCTGATTCAGTTAAAGTTCTCTGTAATGTACCTTCTAGCTCTAATTCATATGTTCTTTTTTCTACTAGGTTAGATTTCTCTAAATAATAAATATAACTAAAATAAGTTACTGTGAATATAAGTATTAACATAAGTATATTATAATATAATGCACGTATTATATTTTTAAGATATAATATATCGTCTATAACGAGTATTATTTTATGCTTATCTATATATCCTAAATGCATTACTGTATACCATTCTTTAGTAAAGCATATACCTGGTATCATGTTACTTTCTAAATTATAATCTATAGTTTTTATTAATTTAGCATTATCCTTTACTAGATATATTACATTATCATAAATTATATATTTACAATTAGTAATATTACAAACTAAATGAAAATCATAATCACTCTCTTTTAAAAGAGAAATAGTTTCATTTTTTAAATGGTCTACTCTATTCATATATATAAGGTGTAAAATCCATATTTCGAATAAAGAAACAATAATTAAACTTAAAGATATATTTTTTATATAGTTTTTTATATTTTTAGTAGTAAATATGAGTGCTAAACTAATCTTTTCCATTTTGATCTTCTTTCAATATACCTAGCATCACAGCGTATTTGTTAGGTCTATCACCATTTTTATTTATGTAAAAATCATCAATAAGTTTATTAGTATTACTTTCAAACTTATTAAAGTACTCCATCATCATTGGGTTACGTCTATTAAGAGTATGTGCAGTTAGGAACCTAATAATAGCTTCTGGGTTTTGTTCTAATATTTGTAAACCTATATCTATGCCATCATACTCTATATAACTACCGTCAGCTAGTTTTAAACTATTACCTAATGTAATATCTAATATAGCATAATCTACTTTATTGTCTGGATTAGATAGATATTTTTTTGCTATAAATCCTGCTTGCTTACCGTAACATTTAACTATCTTTAATTCCTTAAAGATATCATATCCATATTTTTCTTTAATTATACGGAAATCAATATTGAATAGATAGTCTGACTCTTCTATGTCGTCTAATATAAGTAGGGTCTTTTCTTTGTCTGAATTTATTATGATTGGATCTTCAAATGTATTGAGGTCTAACTGATTAACTTTAAAATCAACTGAATAATCTTTAGAGTCAAAAATATCCTCTATCGTCTCTCTCTTATTAGTAGTTTTTTTAACTTCAGATTTAGCATCTGATGAAAATAGATTCGTGATCTTACTAAAATTGAATAACATTGTATATCCTTAATTAAGCTAATGCTTTTGTATCTAATGCCGATAATATAAATTCTAGCATTTTAGATGTTTCTTCTGGGAAGTAATGAATAGAAAACATAAATATAATAAAAGTAATGAGTCCCATACCGAAAAATATTAAAACTACTTTTAATGTATTTTTCTTACTACTAGTATTAAGTTTACTTAATTGTGTTGTATGTTCTTCTACTTTAGTCTCTAAGTGATCTAAATCTTTTTTAAGCAAAGATATCTTATTAGCAATATTAATAGAACTATCTACAATTTTGCTACTGTGAGTCATATGGTTATGTTTTACTAAATCTAATTCTGCTTTGTTATTAGAATAGAGTAAAATAAGTATTTCATATAGCTCAGTTTCTATGTTATTTAGTTTAACTAAATCTTTAAATATATTTTCACTAGATGTAGATTCTTGTAAATCATAAAGTTTATCTTTAATATGTGTTAACTCAGTTATGATGTTTTCTATTTCAACATTTATTTTTTCTTTATCAGACATAGCTATTCCTTATAGGAGGATAGCTATGCTACCCTCGTTGTTTTATTTCTTGGATAAAGAGTATTAATAAAATCAATACTTACTTTAGTATAGTGGTGTGTTTTATCTTTTAATTTTAAAACGTGTTTGTTGTTATATTTCTGTGCTGCTACATGCACCCATCCTGACGGAAAGTGTTCAGCTATAAGTTCTTTATAGTCTAAATGTGCGTGAATATAACGTAACACTTCAGTTAATGGTATGTTAGTATCGTATGGTTCAATATCAGCAGCATATCCAAAACAGTGGTTAGAGTATTTTGAACTACCTATTTTAGGGTGTGTTGATAGTTCCGGCGATCTATAACCGGAGAGAACTTTGATAGGACCAAATTTATCCCTAACCGGTTGTAATACCGTTGTTACTAAATACTGTATATGTGGTAAATATGCTTCAGGCATACTATTGTCAATACCATATTTTTCAGCTACTTCAGAATATATAAACTCGTCTAAAGTAAAGTTTTCAGATAGTCTAATGTTCTTAGATTCTTCTAATGTAATTTTTCTTCCCATGTTGTATCCTTATATTGTATTGGTTTTGTATTCTTCTTTAAGTAAGATTGACTCTATAAATAAAGAAGGGAAAACTTGTTCTGGTTTAAGTGTTCTAAAAAGATTAACTCCTACAGATTGTAATCCTTCATATACTAGTTCAGAACAGAAGTACTTATCTTTGATATTGGTATTCACTCTGATACCAAAACCTAGTAAACCGCGATAATCGTATTTAAGTCCAATTTTAGAACGTAAGAATTGTTCAAACTCTTCTTTTTGTTTTTTAGTAACCCGTAAAGAAAAAACAGTATATATCGTTCCCGGTGTATGTGATTTAGAAAGTTTATCTTCATGTACACCATAGCCCGCCATTGATTCTATAATAACTGGATCTATTTCTTTATAACCTTCTTCAGGTAGATAAAAGACATGTACATTAGGGTTACCCCATTGAAACCATTTGATGATTTTAGAATAAAAAGATACTCCTTGTGTTACACCAAAATAGATTAATGTATCAGTAGACCGATTTGTTTTGTGCATTATTTTTCCTTATAATATATTTCAAAATTGTATGTTTGAATGCCTTGTACTTTAGTACCCTCACGCCATCCTATTAACCCACCTTTTACTTTAATAGACCATACTAACTTTTTATTAGATATTTCATGGAATTTATAATTAAAATTATAAGCAGTATTACGGTTAGTCCATAAAAGTGTAGACCAAAATTCAAATAAAGGATAATAACCTCTTGTGTCACCTAAATCAAAAGAATTACCTTCTACTGGACACACTTTAGCTTTATCTACTGCTTTTTGTAATTTATTAATTATAAAATTAGGAATCCATTTTTTACGTTTATGATTTATTATAGTTTGGTTAAATCCTTTATCATATGTATCCTCATTAGCATCATCGTCTAACCAACCCCATAATAACCAAAGTACTAAATAGTACTCTACTATACTAACTTTTCTAGTATGTATAAACCTAGTATTAGCTTTAACTGGGTGCGGTGACCATGTTAATTCCCATAATCCAGTAACAACTTTTTTAGGTCTTCTTTCCCATAAACGTTTTAAAAAGATATCATTTTCTAAATGATAAGAATAAATAGTATTCCTAGCATAACTCCTAAATGGCAATGTGAACCATACCATAATCAATCCAGTTAGTTTTCTAAAAACCACCATGAATAAAACAAATAACCAATATAAATACTTAATCATATTATTTCCTTAAATAAAATATAGACAAATAGAAATAGTACTACAAGTCCTCAATGAAGGACTTGTAGTATGTATTGATTATATTATGTTTGATAATATAATAATGTAGAAAGTGGTTCTTTAACTACCATATCTTTTTTAGACATGATAAGTGTACGTTGAACTGCTCTACCTCCTTTAATGAATTCACCATAAGTATGTTTAATATTGGTTAATTCATATAGTTTGTTACTAATAGGAATTAATGTTTGTCTATTAGGAACTTTTGCTTTAATAGGAGTATATCCTAAATCATCATAAGTTACAGTAATATCTTCAATATAATCCATTTGATATATATATGCTTTACCTGCATTACTAGCTGCAGTATCTTGTAAAAATGCTCCTACTACTAATACAAGCCCGTCGCTAGATAATGCTACACCCATACCATAATAATCATTATCTTGAGCATCGCTAGCAGTTATTGTCATAAATTCATTCCAGCTAGAATCTATCCTGTCTCGTTTAAAAAAGTATACTTTACCAGCATTACTAGCTGCAGTATCTTCAGTAAGTGAAGAAATCGCACATAATAATCCATCAGATGACATATCTAAACCCATACCAAATCTATCTTCTGATGATATATCTGAAGGTAAAATAGTATTAATTCTAGTCCATGTATCATCTTTAACATAACTATATGCTATACCTCGAGTACTATTGTTATAATGCGCGCCAATAATTAATGCCATACCATTACTACTAATAGCAACATCATCTCCGAAATATTCCATATTTGTACTAGTTGAAGAAATTGTTTCATCAAATGTCCACTCGTCATTGATAGTTTGTCTATAATATGTATATACTCTACCAATTCCGGAATCATAGTATTTAGCTCCGACTACCAATGTGAGTCCATCTGGAGTACTATCTATACTTTTACCAAATCTTTCATCTGTTGATCTTGCATTTAAAACATTAACTTCTGTCCAATCAGAATCTATATCTGGTCTTTGGTATTCGTAGACTTTACCATTATCACCACTATGGTTAGCGGCACCTACTAATAAGATTAATCCATTATTCGTTATATTAACAGCTGACCCAAAATTATCTCCGGATGCGCTATCGGATGCGCAAAAATTACTGATTTCTACCCAATCATCATCCATAGTAGAGCGACGATATTCGTATACTTTACCTGTATCGACACCATCAGAAACACCGAATGTTGCACCTATAAATAACATTAATTTATCATCAGAAATATCTACACTAGCACCGTATTGTGCACCATCTCCGGCATCACTAGCAGTTAGTTGTCTTATTTCAGTAATAGTATCAAATAAAATTTCACCTATATTAGATACCGTATTTGTAAGAACTATATCTTTACCATCAATATTTAAAGTATCTCCAGTAGTAAGGTAATTGTGTTTATTAGCAATACCTTTATAGTTACGGTAATCTACATATCCTATAGCTTCTGTACTGGTAATTGATTTTAAATTAAATTCTAAGCCACCATTAATATAGAGTAATCTAGGATTATTAGTAAGGTTATGGTTAGTTAAATCTAAATCATAAACACCATTAGATCGGTATTCATATACTTTACCGGTATCAGTAGTTGTTGTATCTGCACCCATAGAACCAACAATTAATATTTTTCCATCTAAACCAACAGCAACTCCTTGACCATAATAATCAGATGCTTGTCCGTCTGCTGCAGTCATTCTTAGTTCTTCTGTCCAATTATCTGTTATTGTAGATCTTTGGTACACATATACTTTACCAGCATTAGTTCCATTATCGTCAGCATAATCAGCGCCTACCGCCATTACTAATCCATTTTCAGAAACAGCCACACCTATACCAAAACGATCATCACCGCCACTATTCAGAGCAGTCATTTGTCTTATTTCAGTCCATGCGTCATTTATGCTTACTCTCTGATATTCATAAACTTTACCTGCTCCACTACCCTCATTATACGCCCCAACGATCATAAGTAACCCATTATTTGCTAATGTTAACCCATGACCAAACCCATCACTAGCTGCAGCATCACTAGCTGTTAGTTGGTTAACTTCAGTCCATGTATCATCTATAGTAGATCTCTTATAAGTATAGACTTTACCTGCATCAGTAGCTGCAGTATCTTGTAAATATGCTCCTACTACTAATACTAATCCGTCACTAGATAAGGATAAACGTCTACCAAAATTATCATTATCTTGAGCATCACTAGCTGTTAGTTGGTTAACTTCAGTCCATACGTCATTTACAGTAGCTCTTTTATAGGTATATACTTTACCGGCGTTACTACCTGCAGTATCTTCATATGATGCGCCAACAATTAACACTAAGCCGTCATTAGATATTGATACAGATGTACCAAAATAATCACCAGCAGTAGCGTCACTAGCTGTTAGTTGGTTAACTTCTACCCAGCTATCATAAATCGATTTTCTTTGATATTCATATACTTTACCAGTATCATTATCTATTGAATCATTACCATATGCACCTACCAACATAATTAATCCATCGTTAGTAATAGATACAGCAGACCCATATTGATCGTTAGTTGATGTATCTAGTGCGTATAGCTGACTTATTTCAGTAATAGTATTAAAATCGACTTCCTTAAATGTAACATTAGTTAAAGACTGATTTACTCCATCAGCCATAACATTCATTCCTGTATTAATATCTATATCTGTATTAACAGTAATAATATTATTATACGGATCATTTACAGCAACAATATCTAAATGCTGATTATTAGGAATACTAATACATCTATCTTTAGTATCTTCTAAAGTCATTAATAAATGTAAATCATTATCTTCGAAAGCATCTATGATTACTTCATTATTTGTATTAGATGTTGTAATATCAGCTATTACTAAATCGCCTATGCGATATTCGTAAACTTTACCAGTGTTAGTGCCGGCTACATCTTTATTTTTCGCACCTACTACCAAGATAGCGCCATCTGCATTTATAGAAACACTCACACCAAAATAGTCACTATCTTGTGCATCGCTAGCTGTTAGTTGGTTAACTTCTACCCAAGCATCATCTATAGTAGCTCTCTTATAAGTGTATACTTTACCAGCATCCCCTGACGCATCATCTTCACCATTTGCTCCAACTACTAACACTAGCCCATCACCAGATAATGCAGTAGATGAACCAAAATAATCACCAGCCCCAGCATTACTAGCTGTTAGTTGGTTAACTTCAGTCCATACGTCATTTACAGTAGGTCTTTTATAAGTGTATACTTTACCTGCATTAGTACCTGCCGTATCTTCATAATACGCACCTACGGTCAATACCAAACCATTATTAGATAGTGCTACTGATTTACCAAATTCATCACTATCTTGGGCATCGCTAGCTGTTAGTTGGTTAACTTCTACCCATGTATCATCTATAGTAGCTCTTTTATATGTATAGACTTTACCAGCTAAGTTTACAGCAGTATCCTCGCCATATGCGCCTACAGCCATTACTAAACCATTATTAGACATAGATACACTGCTACCAAAATTATCATTATCTTGAGCATCACTAGCTGTTAGTTGGTTAACTTCAGTCCATGTATCATCTATAGTGGCTCTCTTATAAGTGTATACTTTACCTGCATTAGTACCTGCCGTATCTTCAGTATATGCTCCTACTACTAACACTAACCCATCATTAGATATGGCTACAGATACGCCATATAAATCACTATCTTGAGCATCACTGGCAGTAAGTTGGTTAACTTCAGTCCATACGTCATTTACAGTAGCTCTTTTATAGGTATATACTTTACCTGCATCTGTACCTGCTGTATCTTCATAATTAGAACCTACTGCTAATACTAATCCGTCACTAGATATGGCTACAGATGCGCCATATAAATCACTATCTTGAGCATCACTGGCAGTAAGTTGTTGTTTTTCGACTATAGTAAAGATATCTCTTTCAACACTATCAACTTTCATATTTAAAATACTATTATTGGTATTAGCAACTAGCATATTCTCGTAAATAGAAGAAGGTATCTCTTTAGTTACTGGGTAAATTGTATTTACTTTTTCTTCAGTACTTAACACCTGTGTTAATAATTTAAGATGGTCTTCGTGTGTTAATGCTCTATTATAGAGCTCTAATTCATAGATAACTACATCAGCACTAATATGATTATTATTATCACAGTTATTCTCCCATCCAAAAATTCTTGGTGTTTGACTTAAATTATTAGCAATAGCACTATGTACAACTTTATCGACCAACATACCATTAACATATAATGTATTTGTATTAGTTTGTTTATCTGTAGTTACCGTCACTACATATTTTTTATTTAATTCTAAAGCATGAGGTAAGATATTATGGTATGCTGTACTAGATGTATTTCTATCCCAATAACTATATCGCAACATTAAGTCGTCGTAGAATATTAATCCAGTATATACTTGGATATCACAATTATAATTTGAATATATTGAATTAGTTAATCCGGAAGAACAACTATTAACCATAAATACAATATGTATGCTGAATGAATCATTGTCATTAAAAAAATTTATATCCAGATTTGAATAATCGCTAGTAGGGCTGGTATCCGGACTTAAACAATTTATACCTTTACCATAAATAGAATCTATTAACGCTACATCACCAACTAAAGATAAATCACGATTACCTGTTAAATCAGTAGTAGTATCGTTAAAAAACAAATACTTATTAGTTAAACTACCATCTCCAAATGGGTCAGTACTATCTAAAATTTTAGCACAACTTCTAAACCCTAATCTTCCTGGGTCATGAGTTACTGTACTTTCTCCAAACTTAGTCCATGCTTTTTCAGTAACTTCTTGTTCAGTTATATTTTCTACATATGTAGCATTATCTATCATACTTTTCATGTATTAATCCTTATCTTCTTGATACAGATGCATAGGGCAATCTGTTTCGTTAATGACTTTTTCATCATTAACATTTTCATTTATACTCTCTCTTTTACTAAAAAATGTTAGCATCTTGTAATAGAGAGAAACAATATATTCTAACATAAAATATCCTTTAATATTCAATACCTGTACTATCTTCTTCATTTGTTTCGTAATCAGAATTAATAAGATATTGGTCAGCAGTAAATGGTACTGGTTCTATCGTGAAATTATAGTACGTAGGAAAACTAAGTAGTTTACCTTCTTCAATAGTTTGTACTTTAATATTAGCAGTGATATCTAAGTCTGTTCCTATAGCTGTAAATTCTATAGTTCCGTTACTAGTATCAAAAGTATATGTACCGTAATCTGTACTAATATAATAAGTTTGTGTAGATACAAAATTATCAATAGTTAATGTTACAGTAGTTTTCTCAACAATACTAGTAGGACCACTAATAATAGGTTTAGGAGTCATTAATTCGTTCAAATAGTCAGCAGTGACAATATCTTCTAAGTTAGCTTTAAGAGAAGCTAGTTGATCAAATTCTATAGTATCTATCTTTTGTGCTAACAATAAAGTATTATTATCTACACGACCAACTAATTCGGTATAAGCTGTAGTGGGTACAAAACCAATGTTATTACTAACATCAACATTGTTAAGGTCGTAAAACACCCCGTCTATATAAAGTAGTATATTGTCCACATCAACAAACTTTTGATTTGAATAAAGTTCATTATTTGTAGTTAAATATAATTCATACATTATTATTCCTCATAATCATTTATAATAAGTCTATTACTCGCTATATAGTTGCGAGTAATAGACATTGTATTTCTAAATAGTACTATTGTTGTACTATAGTTCCTATATCTGCTTGTCTATCGAGTAATTTGTCAATAAGACTAACACCTTCAGTAGCGAACTGTACATCTGCTCTAGTGTTAGTAGTTTTAAACTTAGAAAACATATATTCGATCATTGCTCTGTCATCAGCATTAAGATTATCTTTTTCAGTATCTGGTAATACGTCGTAGATACGTGAAAGTACTGTTGTGAGTAATGAAATCATTTTAGAATTATCAGCAACTGAATCATCTAAATCAAATACTTTCTCATTGATCTCTTTTCTAACTCGATATTTTTTATCTGTTTTAGGAGTATCGTCCATAACAGCTTTAACTGCTTTAGTAACAAGCATGCCTTTTTGTTTATTAATTATTTCATATTTTACCATAATGAATTTCCTTATATATTAAATCTAAGTTATAGGGATTACCTTATAACTATTGTACTTTTTGTAGTGTAGATGTTAATGGTTCTACTAGATATGTATCTGGTTCAATAGCTGTTAGTTTGCGAGAAATAGCTCTACCTTGTTTGTAGTAATCATTAAAAGTATATTTTAACCCGTTACTAACTGAATCATAAGATTTATAATTCAGATCCACTAATACTCCTCTATTAGGTACAATAATGGTTTTTGGTTGTTTTCCGATATCTACATGTGTAACTATATTTCTTGTAATAGTACCTAATTTATAAGCATATACTTTACCAGCATCAGTAGCTGCAGTATCGGAACAATGAGCACCTACTACCAATGTTTTTCCGTCAGATGAGATTGCGACATCTATACCAAAATTATCACTAGCAACTGCATCGCTAGCTGTTAATTGGTTAACTTCTGTCCAAGCATCGTTAATCGTAACTCTTTGATATAAATATACTTTACCTGTATCAGCATCTAAGTTATCAACGCTATATGCGCCGACTACTAACACAGTACCATCTGTATTTATAGAAACACTTACACCAAATTGATCACTAGCAGCAGCATCACTAGCTGTTAACTGGTTAACTTCAGTCCAAGCATCATCTATAGTAGCTCTTTTATATGTATAGACTTTACCAGCATCTGTACCTGCTGTATCTTGTAAATATGCACCTACTACCATATTTAAACCATCACTAGATAGATCAAGAGACTGTCCAAATTGATCATTAGCAGCAGCATCACTAGCTGTTAACTGGTTAACTTCTACCCATGTATCATCTATAGTAGCTCTTTTATATGTATAGACTTTACCTGCATCAGTACCTGCTGTATCTTCCGCTCTAGCACCTACTGTTAATACTAACCCATCTGAAGATAATGCTACAGATATACCAAATTGATCATTAGCAGCAGCATCACTAGCTGTTAGTTGGTTAACTTCAGTCCAAGCATCATCTATAGTAGCTCTTGTATATGTATAGACTTTACCAGCATCTGTATCAGCAGTATCTTCATATATCGCACCCACTATTAATACTAACCCATCACTAGATAGAGCGACGCCACTACCAAAATAATCACTAGCTTGTGCATCACTAGCTGTTAACTGGTTAACTTCTACCCATGTATCATCTATAGTAGCTCTTTTATATGTATAGACTTTACCTGCATCAGTAGCTGCTGTATCAGAACCATATGCGCCTACTATTAATACTAACCCATCTCCTGATAAATACACACTTACGCCAAAATAATCATTAGCAGTAGCATCACTAGCTGTTAACTGGTTAACTTCTGTTATTTGCGTTAAATCGGAAACCAAACTATTTTCTACACTATCTACATTTACTTCTATATAATCTAAATAGATTTTATCATTAAGATTAACTGTTGGTTTTGAAAAGAATACTGTTTGTGTGTTACTTGTGATTACGCTATTAAACGATTTAGTATATTCTCCGCCTTCTAAATAAGCTTTTGTTGGTTTAGAAGTTAAACCGTGGTTAGTAATATCTAATATTAAATCATTACGATTATGTTTATATGTGTATACTTTACCTGCATCACTAGCTGCGGTATCTTCAGTATAAGCACCTACTACTAATACTAGTCCATTACCAGATAGACCAACACTTCTACCGTATAAATCACTATCTTGAGCATCACTAGCTGTTAGTTGGTTAACTTCAGTCCAAGCATCATCTATCGTAGCTCTTTTATAGACATATACCTTACCAGCATCACTAGCTGCTGTATCTTCAGCATAAGCACTTACAACTAACACTAGACCATCACTAGATAGCGCTACAGATATACCAAATTGATCACTATCAGCAGCATCACTAGCTGTTAGTTGGTTAACTTCAGTCCATACATCATCTATAGTAGCTCTTGTATACGTATAGACTTTACCAGCATCGGTACCTGCTGTATCTTCAGTATAAGCACCTACCATAGCTACTAGACCATCTCCTGATAGAGCTACGCTAAAGCCAAAATGATCACTAGCTGCAGCATCACTAGCTGTAAGTTGGTTAACTTCAGTCCAAGCATCATCTATAGTAGCTCTTTTATATGTGTAGACTTTACCAGCATCTGTATCAGCAGTATCTTCACTAGCCGCACCTACAACTAATACTAACCCATCACTAGATAGAGCGACGCCACTACCAAAATAATCACTATCAGCAGCATCACTAGCTGTTAACTGGTTAACTTCTACCCATGTATCATCTATAGTAGCTCTTTTATATGTATAGACTTTACCTGCATCAGTAGCTGCTGTATCTGCTGCATGTGCACCTACTACCAATATTAGACCATCACTAGATAGAGCGACGCCACTACCAAAATAATCACTATCAGCAGCATCACTAGCTGTTAACTGGTTAACTTCTACCCATGTATCATCTATAGTAGCTCTTTTATATGTGTATACTTTACCAGCATCGGTACCTGCTGTATCTTCCGCTCTAGCACCTACTGTTAATACTAACCCATCTGAAGATAATGCTACAGATATACCAAAATAATCACTATCAGCAGCATCACTAGCTGTTAACTGGTTAACTTCTATTATTTGTGTTAAATCAACTTCACCACCAGTAATACCAACAATATTATTTTTTACAGTATCGATAGTTAATGTAGTTCCAGGTAATAATCTTTCATCATAATCAGTAATAATATTAGTACCGTCAGTAGCAGTAGTATCTTTAATATTTAAATAAAAAGTATTTGAATTATTAACTACCTCATTTTTATTAGCTTCTAAATCAATATATAGGTTAACATCTTTTTTAACAAAAGCTTTAGTAGGTGCTGTGGTTAAATTTAAAGAGGTAATATCTTTTGTAAATTGATATCCTATTTTATACATATATACCTCACCTTGACCATTATTTATAAGTTGATCACCTAATGCCAGTATTTTTGAACCATATGCTAAAGATAATGTTACTCCGAAACTAGCGCTACCAGTATCATTTTGTAACACTGTTATTTCTGTCCATACATCATCTATAGTAGCTCTTTTATATAATGTTACTGTGCTAGGTGTAGCAGTATTAACATTAACCGTATAATTGGAAATTATTGCCAATAATCCATTATCAGAAATACTTGCTGCTACCCCAAAACGATAATCGTCAGCAGCAACATTTGAAGGAGTTATCTGGTTAACTTCAGTCCAAGCATCATCTATAGTAGCTCTTTTATATGTGTAGACTTTACCTTCATTTAGATATGTTCCATCTTTACGCCACGCACCAACTAACAGTATTAATCCCTCTGAATTTACAGATACTGAAAATCCAAATTCATCACTATCAGCAGCATCACTAGCTGTTAGTTGGTTAACTTCAGTCCATGTGTCATTTACAGTAGCTCTTTTATATGTATAGACTTTACCTCCATAATTTACAGCAGTATCTTCACCAGGTGCACCTACTACCAATATTAAACCATCATCAGATATAGCAACAGAGATACCAAAATAATCATAATTTTGTGCATCACTAGCTGTCAACTGGTTAACTTCTACCCAAGCATCATCTATAGTAGCTCTCTTATATGTGTATACTTTACCTGCATCTGTACCTGCTGTATCTGCTGTATGTGTACCTACTACCAATATTAGACCATCACTAGATAGAGCTACACTGTGTCCAAAACGATCACTATCAGCAGCATCACTAGCTGTTAATTGGTTAACTTCAGTCCATGTATCATCTATAGTAGCTCTCTTATATGTGTATACTTTACCTGCATCTGTACCTGCTGTTGTGTCATAAGTAAATGCTCCTACAACCATTACTAATCCGTCACTAGTTAATGTAACATTACGACCATAACTACTGTTATCTTGAGCATCACTAGCAGTCATAGTATTACTTTTAACAGAATTAAAATTACCAATAACACTGTCTGCAATATTTATTTCCGAAACGCCCGTATCAGAGATTACTGATATATCCGTATATTTATTTATTCCATACGGATCTAATGTTACTAAAGAAGTATTTGTTGTTGCGTTATTATCTAATATAACTTCTTCACTTTTCACTGTTAGATTAGTACTTGCTACTAGTCCCCAATCACTATCAATTTCTTCTTGTGTAGTTATTGTTTCTGTAAATTCAGAATATTTTTTTATACTTTTTAACATCTAATATCTCCTTAAATTGTTACAAATCCCGAACTACTACCAACATATGTCGTAAAGTCAGGATTAATTAATACTTGGTCATCTACTAACGGAATATTGATTACATTAACATTCAATGTTACTGCATTACTCGTCAACATACCTGGTTCAATAGCTTTTGCTTCAATGGTAGCTATAGCATCACTAATTACTTCACCAAATGTTACATCAAATGTTCCATCGTTGTTTAGTGTAACTTCACCATTATCACATGTTATTAAATAAATAAAAGTACTATTATAATTATCTATAGTATAATTAACTGTACTAAATTCATTAACACTAGTAGACCCGCTAATAATTGGTGTTTCTGTTTGTATTGTACTTAAGTCACTTTTTAAGATTACTTCAGAAATATCTGCTTTATTTAACAGTATTCCATCTACATAACTTTTATCTGCTTTTAGCGGAATAGTTTCTTCATTAAGCGTAACCTTATCTGTTAGCGTATTAAAATCAGTTAAGCTAACAATGCCAGCTCTATTAAGTACCGAACTACCATCTATATCAACTATGTCATCAGGTGCTTTAAAAACTAAATTATCGATAACTAATGTTTTAGTACCAATAATAATTTCACCTGTGCTAGTTATTCTTACCATACCAGCCATTTAAAATCCTTATTTGTTTATTTATTTTTTCTAGAAATGTGCACATGTCTAGTTAGATTAGTTTCCTAACCATCACTGAAAAAGAAAAAAAGAAAAAATAGCAGCATAGTCGTTGAGACTATACTACTTCTAATGTTTTACTATACTCATCTTCATACCAATGTTTACTAAAAGGTAATAATATTTCTTTACGAACTCGAATCATATCTTTATGTTTAGGTATATCTTTACAATAAAAAGAATAGTATCTCATCTCTTTACCTTTTAAGTTACGTAATCTACCAAATGTTTGTTTATTCATTTGTAATGATTTAATAGCAACTGTTTGATATACACTAATAAGTCCAGGAATATCCACTGCCACACCAGCAGAATTGGGGGTAGAAATTATTAGATCGCCATCCATAAGATTTTCATAAGGATCATCTTCAACATATCTTCTAACATCTATATCTTCAAAAATTACTTCCATATGTTGTTTCAAGAGAGTAGCAAACTTAACACTAGCAACAAATATTAATGCTTTGTCTCCTTCTTCTCTTCTTTTATAATAACCCTCTTTAACATAGTAAGTTATCATATTAACATAGTCTTTTAATAATACACTATTACGCATAATACTTGCTTCTAATAATGTATGGTTATAGCCTTGTTGTCTTTGATACTGTATACGTTTAGTATTACGTATTCTGTATGCTATATTATAAGATTCAACATAGTGCTTATATTCCACTAATCCAGATATACGACAATCTTTAGGGAACATAGTGTCATACATTCTAACTAGATTTTTATCGTTGTTATCTAGTGTAGCCGATAAGCCAATAAACCTACATGGGTTAAAATAGAGACAACATTTATAAACAGCATGAAACTCTTGGTGTGTTTCATCATTAAGAATAACACCAACACCTAAAGCTTCCATAAGTTCATCAGGAGTTCTTTCATAACTAAATTCACTATCGTATAATCTAGTTTCATAAGACTTAATATAGTTATATATAGTTCTAATACCTACAATAATAAAATCATAGGTAGCTCCTTGTTCTATTGCTAATATTAGTTTATTTAAACTGTCACCACCTTTAACAACATAAATATCTTTATCTTTTACTGTAGTGTTAGCTTTAACATCAGATATCCATTTATCAATATATTTAGGTAATACCAATATCATAGTACGTTGTTTAATAGTTGTGATAGCAGCCATAGACAATGTTGTTTTACCATAACCAGTAAAAAGGTCTACTAACATATATGGTTTAGTATCTTTACCCTTTAAGAGTAAATCGATATAATCATTTTGATAATCTCTGGTAGTAATATGTTCTGCTAAATCACAATTTAACTTAGCAGGATAACACTCTTTTTCGAAAACAATGTTGAGTTTGTCTTTACTGATATAGTTATTACCTAATAATAACATAAAGTTCTTAAGAGTATTGATATTAAATCTATACTCCATTCTCATGTTATCTTCAGTAGCAAATATTTTATCACGTAACCGTACATTACGTTTCTTTTTGTAGTCCCACTTAAAACTATATGTAGATAACCTAACTAACATAGTCTCTATAAGATACTTATATTGCATACTAGGTAGTTTAACTACATAGTTAAGCCTCCTAACTATGATAGTAATTTTATCGTTCATATTTTTCCTTTAAAAAAAGAAAGGACTATTGTCCCTTCTTATAAACTTCTTCAGCTAATACCTCATTCGGTTTAACCATGACGTCTAATGGATGATTTACTCTGTGGAATTTTCTAAACGATGAAGAGTTAGTAATACTCTTAACAACATATTCCCAAGCATATAAACCACCTAAACTTCTATTAGGCATGATGTCGGTAATACCAACAATCTCTTGTTCTCTTACACCTCTAGCTAATTCGAAGTTTTTAGTCTCATAAGATTTAATAGTAAATGCATATATCATTACTTCTAAAAGAGCAATATTAATATCTAGTTTACTATTTAACATATCGAATAGTTTTTGTAACATAGTCTCAGGAGTTTCAACTGATTTAGTTCCCTTACTTATTTTAATGCGTTTAAGCAATGCTTTAACATTTTTAGCAAGTTCTAAGAAACTAAACTCTAATTCAGGCATCACGATAATAGGTGCTGCATATGTCCAGTTACTTACATCGATAATATATCTATCATTATCATCGAGCTTATAACCGTTAGTAACAATATACTCTAAGAACTTATGTGTAAACGAACCATACTTACCACCATCTTTAATAGGTATAATATACGACTCTCTACCAGCTCTTGTCTCTATTACTATGTTAAGAGATTCTATTCTACTAACACGAGTAGCTTCTATCTTAGGTATATCTTTTACGTTAACAATATCTTTAATACCGAATGCTTCTTGTTGTGTTATGATGATATACATCTTACTTTGTTTCTTACCTAGTACATTTGCTCTAAACGCTATACCATTCTTTTCTTTAATAGTAAAGAACTTAACAGCATCTCCTTCTAACTTAATACTGTTAGTAGTTGCCGAGCTAGTCAAGTGTTTTGTACTAAGAATAGATTGTGTGATTTTCTGTGTAACTGTTGATGTACAATAGTGTCCTAAATTACTATGGTCATGAATACCATAAGATAATTCACCAAAACAAGCACTACAGATATGTTTACTATTTTTAAGTTTACACTTAATAGCACTTCTTAATTTAATACTAGTACCAATAAGATGTGTGTCGTTACTACCGATAATCTTTTCAGTATTAGTATTTTCATCAAGATAACGTTTACCTACAAGATTGTGTAAGTCACCTTTACTTTCATCAGTAGCAGGTCTTACATACCAAGAAACATATTCTTTATTACCACAATCAGTCATTTCTAAATGTTGTACGACCATAGTAACAAGTTGTAGTTCTCTTGCTAGATATTCACTATCCTGTACTGCTTTATTACTTAAGAATAATGCTTTTGCACCACTTCTAGATTCAATTGCCATATCATACATATTGCTTAATCCCAGTGTAAATGAACTAGCAATAGGATATTTAAAAAGACTACCATCTATTTCTGTAACATATCCCCGCGGACCTAATAACTGTTTAATTTGGTTAGGGTTAACCATACCGCCTACATAAGCTTTAGCGATAGCGTTATGTTTATAGTTAGGGTCATTAGTAAGAATATTATCTAAAACATCATATGCATTATTGATAGAGTCAACATCTCTCTTTTCTCTAACTACATCAATAGCACTCAATAATCTTTCATCAGATTGTATCTCTACATAGTCTAATATATTAGTACTCGTACTATAATTAATATGTTCACAACCTATATCATTATAGATTACATTCAATATATCAAACATATGTTTTTGTAAATTACTCAATTGACTAAAATCATTCTTTACTTTAAAAACATTTTCCACAATATCCTGTAAGATAAACTCATAACACTTATTGATTGTTTTGCTTGTAAAGATACCATTTGTATAATATCTACTAATCGCATAACCAGAAGTAATTTTAACTTCAGGATAAGGTACAAGTAAATCTAGAATATATCTAGTATGAATAATTTCTTTATGTGTCATAAAGATAATTTCGTTATCCTCAAAAACTACTTTAGTATCAGTACGATAAACATCAAGTAGTTCTTTCGGAGTGAACCTCATGTATTCTCGTATAGGGATCGCTTGATTCTTCATTTTTATTTTCTTCCTCTTCTTCTTTTACTGTCCATAACACATTTCCTTCTAAATCAATAACTGTGTCAATATCCACAGGATACAAGTTACCAAAAGTACTAACCGCTTGTTCTTGTAATGATTCCAATAATGACCTTATGTGGTCTTCAGAATATGACGGATAATATTCTCCGTTACCGATAAAATAAACTGAATTGTACATTAATTCATTTTTATCTTTATCATAAAGAACAACTACTGCTATAAAATCTTTTCTTACTATTTTTTCGTTAGATTCATTAAGCCCCATATGTTATCCTTAGACACATCTACGAATAGCACTATACTGTAAATCTAAAATTTCTAACATCTTAATTATTTTAAGAATAAAACTATATGCACTATCATCATTATGACGATCAATGTTATTAGTATTCTCAAAGAGTGTTTGTAAGAACTCTAATGTTCCTTCTCTACTTACATTATATTTATTTATGTCATCCTCATAAAGCTTCAGCATATTTTTAAGATTAGAATAATAACCTTCTTGCTCATTAATGATTTTTAAGATATTATCTACATTAATATCATTACCAAATAACTCTATACGTATCTCTTCATATAGTTCAACAACTAAAGATTTAACACTTACAACAAAAGAGTAAGTTGGTTTATTAGCCACGATAACAACTGGTACGGTTTTATTTTTCTCTTGAGCTTCAATGTAGATTCCTATATGTGTATCTTTCTTATCTACGAAATATACTAATCTATCCATGTGTGTATGTGTTAACATAACTCCGTTTTCATCTATATCTTTACATCCATAAGCTTAACATCCAATTTCATCTTCTATCCTTCTTGTATTTAATTAACCGTCATAGGTCTATTTAAATAATATATGTCTAAAAATTATTGAAAAAAAAAATATTACTCTAGTAGAGACTATAGTCTCTACTAGAGTTAATCAATATCTTCAACTGATAAAATACATCCTTCATTACTGGATGTAGTCCATGTATTTATTTTATCGTTCATAAATGTAAGCAATCTAACAGGAATATGGCTGTTAGATGTTTGTGCAACAGTGCGGTATAAGTAACCTTCATGCTCAGCAATTACTTGTTTAACTAAACACAAAATCGTGTTATTTAGTATACCATCACTATTATCAACAGTAGCTAAACGTTTAAGTTGTTCTTCTATGTACGAATATAATCTAGCTTGTTTCAATGTTGGAACAATATAAACAACTTGTTTAGGTTCTGGTTTAGATGTTAACACATTAAGCTCGTCTATCTTTTTACTAATTTCAAAGATAAGTTCCTCGATCTCTTCTGGTGTATTCGGAGCAACATGTTCATTTATTAAGGCGGATACGAATAAATCACTCTTTTCTTTAATATCTAAAGAATCGTAATCTCCTATAGTAAAATCACTTTCTGTATCATCCTCTTCGAAATCATTACTAAATATAGCTTCCATTAAATCATTCAAAGCTGTAATTGTATTTTCTTCTAATGAATCTTTTTTACCGGTAACATCATTCATTACTTTACCGTTCCATTCATCGATATCTATTTTAGTTTCTTGCTGTGCTTTCTGCATATTTTCAAAATATACTTTCCACGGATTATTGTTATCCATTGTTTCTTCCTTTTCTTGTTTTTCGGTACTATCTTTGCTATCACTAATAATCGATAACTCATCTAGTACATTTAACATAAATGTACCAAATATTTTAACATTTAAAGTACTTGATTTACTCATGCTTACCAACTTATCATGTATGATCTTGTTAACACATTTGTTATCGTTTAATTCACACATTAAAGATACCGATTCCTTAATGTATGTATTTAATCTATTAACTAAGCTAATAAATTCTTCACCATTAATGCCTTTTAGTGTTACTGGCATTGTCTTTTTGGGGTATTTAATATCTAAAATATCACTTACAGTAACGAATACTTTATCTAAAATAAGTGTATACTCTTGTAATGATTCCGTATTAACAAGCTGTTTAATATAGTTCTTTTCTACCGCATATAGCATATCACCAACATGTATGTTGATGTTTAATGTTGGTTCATCCTCTGCAACTTGTTCTGTTACTGGCTCTGCAACATTTTCCTGAATAGCCTCTTCTTTAATAGTGTTTTTAATAATATCTAAAACAATATATTTACCATCAGTTAGATCATGCACTAATGTATAATATTCATTAATAGACACGTTATCTTTATGCGCTTCATCATATTTTATTTTAGCGATATCTGTAAATACTACATCCATTGTATGCATTGTTTCGTTTAACTCATTTAGTGTGATTAATTTTGTATTCATTATTTTCCTTTATACTTTGATATCTATTCCACTTACGTGTACTATACTCTTTTGAATACGCAGATTTGTTAACTCTTGTTTTAAGTCTACGTTACGTAGCATTAAGAGCTCATTCTCGTACTTTAATTGTTCTACCTTAGCCTCAGCATCTCTTTTTGCTTTTAAGAGGTTGTAGAGCTCCTTAGTGTTAACTGTAACGGTTTCTATATGATTTACATCATTAGATTCCATTAACTTTAAAAACTTATTTACGTCCATTATGTATTCTTATTTTTTTTTTTATTATTATATTTAGCTACAGCTTTTCTGACTACCCGATCAGGATCATCTTTCAACTGCTCGTGATAGCGATCACTGTATTTAGCTACAGCTAATCTAACAGACCAACTAGGATCATCTTTAAGCTTATAGTGATATTTATCACTATATTTAGCTACTATTTCTCTGACTTCATAACAAGGATCATCTTTATACTGATGATGGTGCTTATCGGTATATGCCGCTAGAGCTTTTCTTATGCTTAAATCTTTATCATCTTTTAACTGTTCGTGTAGCTCATCAGTTAACCATAACATATCTATAGCTTCATTTAGTTTGGCTATATATTCATCTCTAGCTGCTCCTTTGTATTCGGCATCTATAGCTTCTGCTGTTTCATCATACGTGCCTTGCCAACAACCTATAGTGTATATGTCATCTTTAAGAGTTATAACTCTATCGCATTCACCGCAGTGGATAGCGAACCCATCTATCAGTGGTCCTTTTACATTACTCATTGCTTACTCCTTATATGTTCTATCTTTATGATATATGTTTATAAAAAAATGGAACACCTATATATGTTAGTAGCCACTATAGCTACTAACATATTGTAAATGCTCAAACTCTCGAGAATATCGGAACAAAGAAAAAGGTTTCCTTCCCCCACGGGCCTGCGGCCCTCCCCCTACCTTCCAAAAAGAAAGGCAAGTAGCTCGTTGTGTATAGGGGGTGCGCCATCTGGTGCCTAGTATCTCTATCTGCTCTGTCCTATCCTATCCCCCAGAGATCCTGCTCTGGTCATCAGGTAGTAGTCCTATACGCAACTGAGTACTTGGAGAGATTATTATCTCTCATATAATATATACATAGTTATAATTATTATTTATATAGAAAGAATAGATAGCTATACATAGCATGCTATCTTTAATTAATTAATAATACATATACAGTAACTATAGTAGCTATACATATTTAATATTTAATAAATAGAATACATACCTATATTAGCATAGATAGCAAAATATATTATTTTAATAAAATAATAACAAATACTGTAGTGGCTAGATATATCTTTTTTATATTCAATTCATAATTGAATACAAGCTACTAGATAGAGAGGAAGAATAATGTATAACATAAAAATTAATAAACCATTGTATACAGTATTAGCATATACTGAACCTAAAGAGACAGCATTAGCTATACGTATGTGTCACGATACATGTGACCAAGCAGACACTATTGAATTAGGAGATGATATTGGTTACATAAATGAAAATGATGAATGGGTAAGTACGCCGCTAGGTCCTAAAGATAAAGTGCTTATAGATAAAATAGGTAATAAGATGAAACATGGTAGTACATTAGAACACTTAAGATTTGTATTTGTTACTAATGATAAGATACTGGTTGAACCATTTAAAGAGAACTGCTATAGCAGAGTAACAACTGAAAAAGATAACAATAAGGAAGTTTACTTTGTGAGTAGTAACATTAGAGCCGTTATCGAATCTATAGTAACAGATGAACGTATTAATTTAGATATACTTAAACAAGTTATACCTGAACCATATCATTATTTAATAGTAAAGGAAGCATAAATGAGAGCAACATGTACAGACTACATTAAGTTAGACCCATATTTATTACCAGAACATATTAGTTATACATTTAAGTTAGAAGATATTCCTAGATATGTATTACAAGAAATAGCTAGACACAGAACTATGAGTCTTACTGTTAAGAGTAGTAGATATACACTTAAAAAAGATTTAAAGAATGAAGAGCCATTTTACCAAGAACTAGATGAAGTAATTTGTGATTTTGAAAGAGCTAGCAAATATGTAGAATTAGGTAACGATACTGATGTAAATATTGCTACAGTAAAATCATTAGAAGAGTTACGTAAATTAGTTGTTATGGGTAAAAGCAATGACGTTATTAAACCAGCATTGCCAGAAGGGTATTACTGTAATTTATATCTAACATTGTATCTAGATGATTTAAAACATTTTTTAAAATTAAGACTAGCTGGTAGTGCTTTAAAAGAGATTAGAATTTTAAGTAAATTAATGATTGATGCTATTCCTGATGAACATATAGATGTTTTTAGAGATTTAGAAGATTTGTATAACCAAGTAGTTTTACTAATCGAAAAAGAAGAGAAAGCATCATGCAGTTAATATGTGTTGCTGGTGAAGCTAAACATGGTAAAGATACCGTTAGTGATTACATTATAGAAAACTATCCTAATGGTATTAAGTTACAGTTTGCTTATTTGTTAAAAAAAGAAGCCTGTAAGTTACTTAAAGTATCCTTAGACGAGTTAAATCACTATAAGGATACCAATACCTTACTTTATGGTAAAATTAACGTGAGGGTCTTCTTACAAGAGCTAGCAGATACTATGAGGGCTGTTGATGAAAAAGTATTTGCTAAATATGTACAATGCGCTATTCGTAAAATGCTTAAAAAAGGATATAGTTATGTTGTTGTTTCTGACCTAAGAAAACATATAGAACTAGATAGTATGAAAGATATGAATCTAGATATGTTAAGTATTAGAGTAGAAAGAGATAATATCGAAAAGATAAAAACAAATAACCATAATAGTGAAACTGAAGTAAAAGATCTAAATGTAGATGTTGTTATTAAAAACAATGGTACATTAGAACAACTATATAACAAAGTAGCTATAGTTATGGAAACTAAAATAAAATAAAAAAGAGATATACAGTATAGCTTATAAGCTATACTGTATAGTTACTGCATTAATGATATTTCTGATAATAGATAACTATCTACTATAGCTTTTCTCTTAATATCTCTTTCAGTAAGATTGTTGGTTCTAAACTTCTCATAATGCTCATTAACATAAGCTTGATGTTTACCTAAGTTAAAAGACTTACCTCTTAATTTAGATTTAAAATTAGAATCACTATTAAACATTTGCGCAGCGAAATAGAGTGAATCAGGTCTCTTATTTTCATCCGCTATAGTATAGTAATCTTTATCTCTTAAGTTAGGTATGTTTTTGATGTAATCGTTAATCAACATACCATCAATAGTTATGCGTACATAACCTGCTTTTTCTTTATCGCTAACTACCCATGCATAGAGTATGGTGCCTACTTCAGGATGTTTCATAGGTTCATTTTTATCTAAGAAATAAACCTTACCTGTTAAATCGTGAAGAACTACCATATCTTCACCTTTCATATCTGCAGCTACTTTCATAACTTTTAAAACTTCTTGTCCTTGCTTTTTAAACATTTTTTGTTTACTCCTGTTAAAATATTGGTCTTGGTGGTGGTTGATTAAATATATCATCACCACTATTGGTATTAGTAGTATTTTGTTTTGAAGCTACATACTCCTCGTCTAAGCTATTTACTATTTGTATGGTTACCGTATATCTGTTTTGTACTGTAAAAACCATGAGGTTATTATCTGTACTTTCTAAAAGACTTTGTTCCAGGTTAAGAGGTATCCGTTTTCCGTCTTCTTTAATATAAACATTAATACCACTTCTAGTTATTCCATTACGGAATACTTCAAAGTTCATATGTATCTTTTCAAACTCTACTTCTTTACTTGTTTCTTTATTTACTACAGATTTAACCATAACCATTTTACCACCGGTGAATAACTCTAAGTTCATAATATCTAATATTTCATCTAGAGTCATCTCAGGATACATTTGGTGTTCGCTAATAATTGCTTGTAAATGGTCAAAACTAAAAACTACACTCTTATCATAAAGAGATTCTATCATGTTAATCCATTCTTCTTCTAACCCAACATCGTTAGCATACTCTCTAATAATAGATTTCTCTAACTTAGTAAAGTAAATACTATATCTTACTCTGCCTGGTCTATTGAGTATAAATTTAGATATATCTCTTTTTTCATTTTCTGTTATGATAAAAAGTTTCTTACCGTTACTAGAAGAAGACATCATAGTCAACATCTTCTCTTGTATGTGATAAGGAACGTTCTTACCAAACTCGTCGAAGAACAACACACATCTATTTAAACCATTAAGAAAGTTAATAGTATTGATGTCGACATGTATATTGGTTATCATAACTACCATATAACCATGATCTAAAGCTATATTAGATAATGTTTCTGATAATACTGTTTTACCTGCACCACTATCACCTACGAACATAACTCCCATACTAGAAGTACTTCTAGTAAAAGAGTTCCAGAATTTTTCAGCATAAGATAGTGTATTACCGTAGATTTTAGGAGGCAATACGAATCGTTCAGCATCTGGCTCTAAGTAATAGTTTTTTGTTTTTGGATCTTTAACTAACTTATATATCTGGGCAGGTAATATCGGATGTATTACTATGCTCATTACTTATCCTTGGTAGTGATATTCTCTTTTTCTTGATTTATCATTTTTGTTATTTCTGCACGTATAGAAGCAATAATAGAAGATAATAATGTTACTTCTGTTATATTTACTTCTTCTTGATTTTCCATACTTACTAGTTCATTTTCTTTTATACGTAGTTGAATTAGTAATTCATTAAGTGTTTCATTGTCGGTAAAAGAATCATTTGCTTCTAAGTCGCTGATTACATCATACATTAGACCAAGTTCATCTCTTTCTTTTTCATAGCACGATAATGCATTCTCTAGTTCTAAATCTCTATCTTCTTCATAAAGATCTAGTTCATTTTTAATATTATCAATAATGCTATTTAACTCTGTTAATCTGTTATCGATAGCTTCTAGTTTTTCTTCTATCTTATTCATTGCTTTCTCCATTAATCGTTTTAACTTTTAATTTAATAAGTTCAGTTGTTGTATCTTTCATGCGTGTAAGATTTTTACGGATATGATTTACTCTATCTAGATAAATATCATCTACTTCTAATAAGAAACTATTAGGAATCACATCATACGTATATTTAATAAGTGCGCCTTCTTCAATGTAACTTAGGAAAGATAGTATGGTATCTGTAACCATATCATATGTCACACTATGTCCATTAATAATATATTCGTCTATAATATCTTTAATATCGAAATATTTTATTACGTCAATATCATTAAGTCCATTATGGATATCTGCATGGTTAATAACTAAACTATCCATGTTTTCTTTAAGCTTAATTAGAGCTTCGTCTAAATTACTTTTAACAACCTCACATTGCATACCACATAAACCTACATATTCGCCATATCTAATTTTCATTTGTTATCCTTTTATTTTTCTATATTTTTTCTTAAGTCTAAATAAGACTGGCTTTCTAATGTTTTCAATATCTTATTTTTGATATATTCAACATCACTACTTTCATATCGGCATATATGGTTAGAAGCAAAGGGATTCTTAACTATCTTAAATACTTCCAATATAATATTATCTAAATCATCTTTAACATAAATAATATCCATAACACCATTTTTATCAATATGTTCAGGTTCTATTTTAATAGGAATTTTTGTTTCCTCTTGTGTTTGTTTTAAAACTTCTTCTGCTATTGCAAACATTTCAGTCATGCTAAGTTTTACTTCGGACATACTTACTCCTATTCTGGAATTATTCGTAATTCCGCATTATTTAATCCATTATTAAGATAATAGAGTAAACGGTTATTGGCTTCCAGTAGTTCTAATTTACGATCAAGAACCTTTTCTTTATAGATAATTTTATAACTATACATCTTTTTCCTTCTTACTAAGTTGACTTTGAGCAAACATGATAGCGTTAGTAATGGCATAACGACTGACATTATATTTTTCAGCTAGTTTAACTAAAGTCATACCTGATTCTTTTTCTTTAAGAATCTTTTTAGATTGTTTGATATCAAACTTTCTACCCTTACACTTTTGACAACGTTTAGTGTTACCACTTAATAAGTTAGTATATCTAACATTAGTAGTATTACCGCAAAACTCACATCTACATTTCCATACAGTAATTTCATTTTCTTTACTAACTCTACGTAAAGGAATTAAATAACCGAAACGTTTACCTTTTAAATCATAATGTTTTTTACATTTACCCATTGTTTACTCCAATCATTTTGTTTAACAATACCGAAGCGTTATGCTTCAGTATCGCTTGGTTTAAATTCAATAGCACTCTTTGCACTACATGTTCTACAGACCACAGGAACAATCGGTTCCATTATCAAATCTTTACTGCGATAAAGCATTAATGTTTTGTTACCACATAACCCACATTTAACTTCTTTTAAAGCATTTCTTTTTGTATCGTTAGGGATAGCATAAAATTCATTTTCAATACGCTCATTAAGACTCTTAATGAATGCATTTAATTCACGATTATTGGTGTCTGTTAAAAGTGTTGTTGTCCCACTAACAAAACCAGAATGATTAATGATAAGTTTAAAGTTTTTAAAACTTTTAAGTTTATCCATAACAAATAAACAATAGCTAATCTTTAAAGCATTGGTATCTTTAATCGACGAATATCTAGCTGCTGCATCATAGCTAACTGTTTCGTTAATAGCTGTACGTAATTTACGATTAGCGTTAGACAATTCTTTAATCTCATCACGAATAACACGAATACCTTTATCTACCTGTTTTTGATGTTCTTTTAACTTCTCAGCATCGATAGCGTTAGTGTCAACTGGCTCCATTACTTCTACTTCTTTGTTTTCCATTTATGTTCCTTTTTAATATATTTCAGAAAATGTACAACGTTTAGGTTTTAATACATTGTCTATAATTTTAACAACTGTTTCTTTATCGTAGAATCCATCAGGATAGATACACATGAATAGTTCTTCTAAAGTAACTTGTGTTATATTGTTTTTCTCAACGTATGCAACAATATCGATAACAGCAATTACTGATTCAGCAGGTGTAGAAATTTCTAATAAATCAATACCTATCAATACCGTTGAACTAACTTTATCGGCAAGATTTAAAGCCTCAATTCTTTTCCAAAATACTTGTAATAGAAAGTATTTGCTATCCGTATGTAATACTTCTAAAATTGATTTTTCTGTTATTTGTCCAGACGATACCATAGATAAAAGAGTAATGATATTAATTGCGGTATCTTGGTCTAATTTCTTATATTTAGGAGTAATATTTAACTCTTCTAAAGTATCTTTTATTGTTTTAACTTCTTTCACGTATTTCCTTTATTTTATTAATTACATTTAATCGGTTTAACATAACCAAAGTCTACTAACCTACACTCTTCTACTATCTCAAATTGATTTTCTTTATTTAAAGGATCTTTAAGTATCTTGTTAAGTGCATGTCTGGTTATATTTAATTTACTACAAGCCTCTCCACGTGTCTGATAAGTCATTACTCTTACCTTACAGTCATTTTGACTAATATACATACGTAACCGTTTACTGTGTTTCAGTATTTTACGCCACTTACATTCCATTTCTTCTTTTAAATTGTTACTATTACGAATAAGATAGTAGTCTTTATTGTATATAATAATCTTATCACATTTTTTATATACGTCAAGAACTGATTTAAGTCCTAATTCTTTAGTTGCTGCAGCAGCATCATCGTGTCTACTCACTATTTGGTTAGTATTAATATCTACAACTAATACTTCTTTAGTTTTAATATAGATATCTAAATCTTTACCTGCTGGATACTCATTAGCTTTTTTAAAGATATAGCCTTTACAACTTTTACGACTACCTTTAACAACTCTGTTAATAACAGATAACGACATATTAAGCTTTTTAGCTGCCATAGTTTCAGATTCCCAAGTATCGATATACTTACCTAAATTATCATACCTATTGATTGGTACACTTACCATTGTTTACTCCTTATGTAATCTATTTTAATAATATGTGTTTATAACTATTTTGTAGTACACTATTTAGAATGACAAGAATGAATAAAATAGAAAGGTAACTTATGAGCGATTACAGTTTATACAGTAATAAACAAACAGATTTTTTACAACAGAGAGCATTCTTCGGAACAGATAAAAATACACAACGTTTCGATGTTATGAAATACCCATGGTATGATAAAAACAATAATAAACAACAAGGTAATGATTGGAACTGGGATGAAGTAACCATCAAGAATGACATTAGTGATCATGAACTAAATTTAGAGGATTCACAAAGATTTGTTACACGTAAAGGCTTACAAAGAGCTATCTTTTTAGATAGTTTAAATGGTAGAGGCCCTGCGTTTATGTTTGCACAAGTTTCTAACTTACCAGAGATGGAAGCAGCTATCACAACATGGAATCATTTTGAAGTTAATAAACATAGTAGAACATATACTAAACATTTAAGAGCCTTTTATAAGGATCCTGCTGAAGTTTTTGATGAATCATTTACAGACCCTGAATTAGTTAAGATTGCTGATAGTATTTCTAGTGTTTATAACAAGTGTTATAAGTCTGTAATTAAATGGATTTATTATAATCAAAACGATTTAACATTAACACCTGAAGAGATTGAGGAGATTGAATCTGATTTCATTATGGCGTGGGTAGAAGTTAACATCTTAGAAGGTATTAGATTTTATCCTTTCTTTAGTAGTATTTGGGCTATCGAACACACTACTGGCTATATGCAAGAACTTAAAGAAGATTTAATCTTTATTTGTCGCGATGAGAATGAACACCTTAATTTAACTCAGCATACACTTAAGCTCTTTAAACGTAATGAAGATGAAGGATTTAGCGAAACATTTAAAAAACTCATCCCTCGCATAAAGGAGAGATACTATCAAGCATATCGTGAAGAGTGTGATTGGGCGGATTATTTATTCTCTAAAGGTTCTTACTTAGGAATGAATGCTACCATTATGAAACAATATATGAACTATTTAGTAGTTAGACGTATGTTAGCTATTGGTCTAACCCCAGATGCTAATCAATTAGGTGGTTCTATCGTCACAGTTAATCCTATCAAATGGGTAGAAGATTATGTGGTTAATGATGAAGAAGAAAAGCTACCACAAAAAGAAAATGTACTTAATTATGTAACTAATGCTATTGATGACGACATAGCTGATGTTGAAGATGTGGTTAGTAAAATTAGTAAATTATTTAGAAGAAAGTAGAGGTAAATTATGAATAAAATTATGATCGAAAAAAGAGATGGTAGTTATGAACCACTTAATCCAGAAAAATACCATAAACACTTAGAATTCGCATTAAGAGGTTTTCCTAACTTATCTATGTCAGATATAGAAATGGCTGCTAGTGCTGAGATAGTAGATAAAACTAAATCAAAAGATATTCAAGATGTATTAATCAGAACAACAGCTAATATGGTTTATGAAGAACCTGATTATGATATTCCTGCAGCTAGACTACTTAACCAAGATCTACGTAAAAAAGTATATGGTGATTATAACCCTATTAATTTAGCTACTATGGTACAACGCAATATCGATAGTGGTGTATATGATGGTGAGTATTTAGAAGAAAACTATACCAAAGAAGAATTAGCAGAAATTTATACTTTTATAGATTATGACCGTGATGATTTATTTACTTATGGTGGATTAAAAACTAACGTAGATAGTTATCTTATTAAGAAACATAGTAAGATTATGGAAACACCTCAAGAGATGTATCTTTTAATCAACATCTTTGCTTTTGCTACGTATAAAGATAAGTATGATAATGAAACTAGAAAGAAATGGATTAAGATAGGTTATGACCTTCTATCCACGCATAAAGTTAGTTTACCTACACCATTGATTAAACAACTACGTACTAAGTTTAGAAGATTTATCTCTTGTGTACTTATTCATACTGGAGATACCAAATACACTATTGCTAATGCTAATAGAGCTATTTTGATATTGGTTGCTGGTGGTGCTGGTATCGGTTTAAATGGCGGAGATATTAGGGGACTTGGTGCTGATATCGATGAAGGAAGAATGAAGCATACGGGTAGTTTCCAAATACTTAAAGGGTGTGAAAAAAATACTAAAGCATTTACACAACCAGATAGAGATGGTAGTACTACATCTTTCTATTATTTCTTCCATAGAGAAATAGAACTATTTATGGTTCTAGGTAATGCTAAAGGTACTACAGATACACGTATTAGAGATATGGATCATGCTATTGTATTTAACGATTTCTTTTTTGAACGTTATGCTAATAATGAAAATATAACACTATTCTATATGAATGATGTTCCTGACTTAGCTAATTACCTTGGTGATTACGATGAATTTAAGAAACGTTATGAAGAATACGAAAGAACTGTTCCTGAAGATAGAAAAACTATTATTAGTGCTAAACGTTTATTACATACTTTCATAGATGAAAGAGCATTGCAGGCTAGAGAATATGTTATGTTTGCAGATAATGTAACAGAACAAGGCATGTGGCGCATCCCTATTAAGAATAGTAACCTTTGTTTAGAAATCACCGTTCCTAGTTATCCTATTTATGATGTTATTAATATTAAACGCAATATTAAGTTTAAGTCAGAAAGAGACGAAATAGAGTATTATGATCTGCGTAGAGAGATGTATTACTTAACTCCTGAAGATGATGAATATATGTGTAAATTAAATCGCATGAATGATTTATTTACTTTCGCATCAAGCGATGTAAATGCTCCTGTGGATGAAACACAAGCTTATGATTATTTTGATTTAGAAGGAAATATTAATCTAAGCGAGATAGGTGTTTGTATTTTAGGTGGTATTAACTTAGGGCATTGTGAAGTAAAAGATTTACCATTAGCTAGCGAGTATTTAGTACGTCTAGAAGACGAACTTATTGATTATATGGACTATGACTTACCTCAGACAGAAAAAGCCGCTAAGATGCGTCGCACAATCGGAATTGGTTTTTCAGACGTATTTCATATGTTAGCTAAAAATAAAGTATTCTATAATACAAAAGAAGGTAGACAATTACTTCATGACAGAGTAGAAATTTGTGCATTCTATATGACTAAAACATCTATTCAGTTAGCTAAAGATTTTGGTCCATGTATGTTATATCGTGATACTAAATATAGTCAAGGTATTTTACCTATAGATACTTACCGTAAAAGTGTAGATGAGTTAGCGGAGCACAATCATTTAGGATTACCATGGGAAGATTTACGTAAAGAGTTAAAAATATGGGGAATTAGACATAGTACACTTATGGCTAATGCTCCTTTTGGAACAAGCAGTATTCCTAGTAACTCTACACCAGGTATTGAACCACCAAGAGGACTAATTGCTAAAAAGTCAGGATTGCCTAAAATTGTTCCCGGATATAAAGAGTATGGGCAATATTATACAACTGTATGGGGTGATGATTTTAACAATATTGATTATTTCAAATTTGTAGCGGTAGCACAAAAGTTCATGGACCAGGCAATGAGTCTTAACCAATATCATAACTTATTAAAATATGTAAATAATAAGATTAAACGTAGTTTATTCTTAGAAGAATTAATAGTGGCTAACTATTACGGACACAAAACACTTTATTACCTTAACTTTAAAACTAAAGATAAAAACGATAATGAAGAAAATGAAATTGCTGAGTTACCGCAAGTAATTGAAGAAGAAGAAATGTCTGGATGTGAAGGAGGTAGTTGTCATGTCTAAAGATGTACGTATTGTAGGTGATAAGCTTTATGCTTATCACAAAGAGTATACTAATGTGCCTGGTACAACTGCGTATGTTACACGTGATGGTGAAGTAGTTAATAAACACGGAAATATTATGTCTGAAAAGGGCAATAGACAATATACTATCGGTAGAAATAAATCGATGAATATTTTCCGTATTGTTGGAGCTGCCTTTTATTCTGATAAAAATAAAGAAACTTTAATTATAGTTAAAGATGAAAAAGATCCCTATAATGTTAGTAAAGCAAAATACTATAGTCCTGAAGAATATTGTAAATTAAATAATTGTGATTATGATGTTATTTGTGATAATAAATACATTATATTTTCAAATGGACAATGTTATAGTAATCACCATATGAAATTTATGTCTAAAGTATTGCGTCCTATGTTACACTACAAACTTAACGGTAAAGCATGTAGCATATTATCATTACTTATTAACAGTTTCGGCACAGTAGATATGCGTAACCATATAAGTATGTATGGTTTAAGAGGAGGTATTGGTATTGAAAATGTTGTCCCTAAGGCTGATGCAGAATTACCAGATGGCGACATTTTAAAAGAAATGCCTGTTACTAAATTTAAATGTAGAAAATGTAAATGCTTATTTAAAGCTAAATCAGCAAAACAAATTCTTTCTTCTAAGAAACTATGTGTTCCGTGTAGTAATTTAGAACAAGATAAACAACCTAAGTTGAAATTTAAAAAGATGGAAAACTTTCATGTTTGTAAACGCTGTGGTGCTTGCTATAAAGAAAAAGTTGATTCTTGTTTGAAGTGTGAATGTTTAGAATTCATGTAAGGATTACTTATGACAATACAAGACCTATCTAGAAATAATGATTTTCCATTAACTAAGGATTTAATAAATAAATGGAACAGTGTTGTACCTGTTTTAAAGAATAACTATATCGATAGAACAATAACTATTGATCCCAATATAGCAGATAAGTATAAATTTGATTTTATAGGATTATTAACACATCTTGATGTTCCTGTGGAATTGCATTATCCACATATCGTAGTCAATGGTTTAGTGTGTTCTACTGACTATAAAGGTGATTTTAAAGAGATCAATATACTTAACTATACTGAAGCAGGTAACTACTATGAACTGTTTACAAGTAACTACAACTAGCTACAATTGTAGCTAGTTGTATATAATTTTAATCACCTACTTTCCATTGATAAATATTAAGGAAATTATTATGTCTAAAGAAGAAGAATTATATCACGCGATATTTTACGTTGACGGAAGCGCGTACCCGAATCCTGGCTATTGGGGCGCTGGATTACATGGTTATATGTATGGTGAAAATAGTATAGGGAAGAAATCAGGAGATAAACCGAACAATTATATTATTTCTAACTTAGGTTATCTTGAAACAAACAATGCTGCTAAACTAGAATATCAAACAGTTATTCCCACATTTTATATGGATGGATACACAACACATGATGGTGTTGGCACCAATAATACTGCGGAAGTAGTTGGTATTATAGAAGCTATTAACTATGTTGTAAATTATTCATCTACTACCAATACAGTTAAATCACTTATAATTAAAACAGATAGTAAGTATGCTATCCATATATATGATAAGTTATTAAAAGACCCAGAATGGCGTTTAACGGTTACTAAAAATGTAGAGTACTGGGAAATGATGGAGAACGCTATTAACTACGCTAAAGCTAATGGTTTAGATATTGCTGTTACCAAAGTATTAGGACACTCTACTTCTTTAGGTAATAACTTAGCAGATAGATTGGCTTATCTAGGAAGAGAATTAAGTACACGCAATAGTAAGAATGACATTGTTATTAAAGCTACTACTGGTAAATATTGGAAACCTAAAATAGAGAAACATCCTCTTATTCCATATAAGCAATTGTTTTTCCTTAATGGTCAAACTGAAATACCGATGTATGCAATACTTAACTACAAAACAGATGTTGAGCCAGGTAAGAAATCACATGAAGCTTCTTTTGGTCTAGTTATGCCTAAGAACAAAATACCTGAAATAGAAAATGTTATGACTGAATATATGAAACACTTAAAGGGTATTAACCTTATTTCATCCGTTAACTTAGATGTATTATACAGTCAGTTTGTTTACCATTACCACAAACTTTTTGGTAACGATATATTCTCTTTTAATTATAGAGGAAGACGCTATCTGTCAGCATTAGAAGGTGAACCTATTGTTACTGAAGTTTATCCTCCAGGGTTAGCTAAACAAGCACTAGAGAAAGTTATTATGCTATCGCAACATATAGCCGATTATAGAGAACGAGATAAAGTTAAAACACAAGCTATCTATACCGATATTACTGGTATGTTTTTTCAACCTAACGAAAAAGGTGTACCAACTATTACTATTGATAATACTTTAAAATATGTAACAGTAGATTATACTACTAAAACAGGCATACAAGCTACTATACCTTTACAGTTAGGTAAAGATATCATTAACCGTAACCAACTTAAAAAATTAGAAAAGTTAGACCCAGTTGTTACATTGTTAACACATGAGTTACAGCCAGGTGTTATCGAATACCATGTAATTATAGAGACAAGAGCCACTGAAGATTATTCTATCTGGTGTAACTTCTTTAGTAACAAAGTATTTTTAAATACTAAAAAAGAAAAGAAAAAATAGTATATAGTATAGAGCAACTGCTCTATACTATACTTTCTTATTACTTGCTTCTGTCATTAACTCTAATGTTTTAACTAAGGTCTTATTGTGTCTTTTACTGTAAAACCTATTACTCATAGCGAATATATCTAATCCATTTAATGCTGCTAAATGATAACCATCAGTTCTGCTATTGTATTGTGTTTTTAATTCGTGTTTCTTCTTAATAGGTTGTATTGGATTAGGAAAATCATTTTCTACTATAAATAGATTTCTATCTAACAATGCATCTTCTGCTGACTTATATCCTTCTTTTTTATACTTTTTACCATTTAACCCTACAGTCCATCCAAATGAATGTCCGTTATTAATTATTCCTTTATAATCATATTTATTATCTTTCCTAACACGCTGATTAAAATTTTGTCTAAGTATAGTATTGCTCATACAGTTATCTGGACCATAAGGACCATCATTATTTATTCTATCCATAGTTTCATGGTCTCTTATATTTCTAGTATACCACGATACAAATGTTTTAGGATCATGCCATCTTTTATCTACATAGATACCCCGAGCACCATAGTCTTTATATCTAGGGTGTGGTTGTTCTTTATTTAAAAACTGTAGTTTAGGGTTATCGGTTACATGTCCTCCTTTTTGATAACAACGTTTCATCATTTGGTACCAGATGTCCATAAAACGTTTTGTATCTCCTGAACTACTAAGACCATCTCTTGTTTTGTTTAAGCAGCCACAGCTCTTTATTTTGCCTCTGATGACGGTGTTTAATCTTTTAGTGGATAAGTTACCGCAATCACATTTAACATCAGCAAGAACAGCACCATCTTTATCTTTATTTGGATTGATTCTGGTAACTGTTAACATATTGTATTTTTTACCTATGTGCGATTCAGGATTCTTTAGTTTGTGTTTACAACCGCATGAAGTAGAGTGTCCTGTTTTGATTTTGTGCCAGCGTGTTATATATTGGTCATTACTACAGAGTGTGCATAAGGCTTTTACTTTGGAATCTCCTACAGTATCTAGGATTATGAAGTTACCAACATGTTTACCGATGCTATCTTTGTATTTAATAGCTTTTGTTTCTGGTTCATTTGGAACATATACTTTCTCTCTACTCTTTGTTTCTTGGTTCATTTTGTATCCTTAAGGAGTTATTTTATTATTCTTTTTAAAATAATATTATATAATAGTACTTTAAAAAAATTTCTCTGCGCTTTAACAAAAAAAAAATAATTATGTCTAGAGCCGTGATTACAACGGCTCTAAACTACTGTTTCTTTGGTTACTTTGAGAATATTTAGGTTAAATTTTCTGGAACATAATCTATCTCAACACCAGCACAATTGAATACACTGTTGACTAGTTGCAACGAAGCGTCATTACCAAATGGCATTTTGCTTCTATCTACTAATCTATCGACATTAGTGGGTGTTTGAGCATTTAAAATGTTCTTATAGACCTCTGCATGAGTGTCTTTACTCGTTGCTCTATCCTTTAATTCAGCTATCACTTCCGGACCAGAATAAGCTGAGAACAATCTCGCCTCAGTCTCGCTAGCTATTTTGACAGGGCTGTTCCTCCATGGTAAGTTATACTTAGTATTCTTACCAGCACTTATTGGAAAACCATAATGATTAGTTTTCGCACTAGCACAACTTAGGAACTCGTCACCTGTTTTGAATAACAAGATAATATAAAGAGGCGCAATAATGACTTTACCTCTTCCAGGTACTTTCTTTCCGTTAATAGTATATTCAGGATACACTATATCAGGAGCAAATTTGGTATCTTTTAGTTCTTTAACTATCTGGTAAGCTTTCTTACGATTACTTACAGTATACTGTATGAACAACTCTTTCTCTAATATTTCTAACAGAATCTTATTGATGTTGTAAATATTCTTTTCATCATAGAGAGATTTATATGCCTTGTATTGTTCGTTATCTATATACGACAATAATTCCAACACTAATGTAAATACACCTAGTGATTCTTCTGGTTTTAGTATTTCTATCTTTTCACTATTAGGTAACTCTGCACCAGTATAACTATTGATAGCATTTGTTACTAAATATTTAGTCTTTCTACTAAAACCATTGAAGTATTGTTCGTAAAGTCTAGATACATTCATTCGGCCCGAAATACTCGTGGGGTCCATTATGATATCTGCATGTATCCCAGTGACGGGGTCCCTAGGCATATCCTCTTTTTTAAGTATATTTACAATCACCCCTTTCTTTTATATTCTGTATGTATCGCTACTACATACACGATTAGTTGCTTTATACTACTGTTAAGTAGAACTAATCAGCTAACACTTTCATGTTAGAATAGACTATATCTTCACCCACTATATACATAGCTAGGGTGTCTACCATTTCGATTTAAGGGATTCTATACCCACTCGCTTGAGCCCTACTCCCTGGTTAGGGGATAGTCGTTGAACTCACACGCTCCGTATAGGATAGCTCTCGCTGTTTAAGGTGCTTCGCTGCGTCGGTTGCCCAATCTCTATAGGTTTTTACTATGCCTATAACTTCCATTACTGGTATAGGTATTACAGTCTATTTCTAGCTGTAAGTAGTACTATAGAGCTCTAAGGGGTTTCCCGCAATTAGATAGAATATCATACTACATTACTGTGGTATGAGCCTAATTAGTCTATATTTATCTAAATCTCTTACAGGGATGTTCTTTTTAATTTTTAAGAATCTATAAAGTGCTAAAAAATCACGATACAATACTCCATCATATATGTATTTATAATATCTAGATATCGATATAATTAAATGTTTTTCTAAATCATTATATTTTGTATATGGAATACGTATTAGTGTGTAGTTATTCTTTTTAGCCACTTTATTTTTTCTAAGATCACTTTTAACCTGTTTTTTAAATCTTTTTAATCCACCAAATCTAGTAACTGGTTTAAAATGTTGTTCTCCATCATATTCGATTAAAATATCTGTACCTACAATATGTATATCATACATATAATTCTCTATCTGGTATTGCGATACATAATCTATATTATATTTACACAATATAGACATTATTAATGTCTCTCCTTTAGATAAATTACAATAAGGACAACCTTGTCCAGACAGATGATGGGTTACTCTTTGATCAAATACCTTACCACAATCTCTATGCTTTATTTTCATTTTATGATTAGTATCGATATACGTTTCTTTGTAATAGATATATTTATTATTGTGTCGGATATGTGCTTTTTTAACAACATCAGAATATGTAACTTTAAAATTTTCATAATTACATTTACGACACTTTCTTTTTTCTAAAACACTACGTATAGGTGTACGATATATACCATGTTTACGACATCTAACATTTATATAGTGATGTTTATAATATTCATCTTTATCTAAGATATAGTCATATTCAGGACTAACATTTTTGAGCATGTTTAGAATTTCATTTTTGCTATAGGTATTACATTTTTTACAACCATATTTACTAGAATAATGATTATATAGATTATTTCCAACTAAACCATGTATCGGACATATAATATTGACTATATTTCCAACGAATACGTATTTAAATTTATTCTTAAATTTAATTTTAGATTTACGTATATATTTTTGTTTAGCTTCTATACTTTTTTAGGATCAAAAATAATATTTGGTTTTACATTATGTTTACATAATGGGCATCCTGTTTTAGTGCGTAAATGATTTCGCGCACATATTTTTATGTTTCCGTGATGTTTACATATTAGATTCAAAGTATCTTCATCTCCAAACTTTTCAGGTAAGTTTGGATATTCGAACATACCAGGATATCGAGATTTAGATTTTTGTATAAATATTTCTTTATACATAATTGACCTTTTATTTTAATATTAAGCCTTGATCTTTAGCATCAGACGCTACTCTGACACCCACACCGTTATGTGTTGCTCCAACCATTACAGTTGGACGACTAGGAACATCTCCTAGAAGATTTTGAAGCGACTATATCAATCCTTATACATTATATATAAGGTGCTAACGTTTCGACCCCGCTTGGTGGCCTACAGGGACATAACCCCCTTAGTCTGTGAACACACACGCTCCATATAGGATAGCTCTCGCTGTTTAAGGTGCTTCGCTGCGTCGGTTAAAGCCAGGTATATAGGTTTTTACGATGCTGAACACTTCCATTACTGGGTTCAGTATTATACTATGTTTCCACGTATAAGTCGTACTATATACTTTTAACAGCTCCTTCCCGCAATTAGAAAGCTTATTCACCTTATAGCTATAAGGCTTTTTCAGTATAGCATCACTACCATACCGGGCATTATAAAAGTTTTGTTATTCTTATAGTTATTTATTTAAATCTTTTAATACGCTGTGTTGTTATGGGTATTGACATAAAGAATACTTTATAAATGTGATTCCATAAAAATTTATACATAAAAACACCGGAATCGCGCGTAGATTTATTTAAAAACTATAGGAATAATCTAAAGATACCACACAAGTGTGTATCCGTTAACTTATTTCCTATACCATGTAAATCTGTCAGCTTATTTCCCTTCTCTAATCTATGTCTGTATCTGATTTTGAATTCGATACGAACTAGATCCATTTTTTCATTTTTGTAGGTTTTAGCTATTTTTCTGTTATCAGGGTTAACTATAGCATAACTGTCTATAATTAACTTATTTAGTTTTTCACTAATCGGTAAGTTGTTGTTTCTAAATTTAGCATAGTGTTCTTTAGATAACTTAGTATATGTATCTAAGATATCCTTATAGTACTTAACTAATCCTTTAGCGTACTTATCGATTATCTCTTCTGTACCTTGGTATAGCTCTTTCTTAAATGCTGGTGATTTATAAACTTTAATGTCTATAATCTCACCACCAGGACCTTTGGTATAGATTGCTTTATCGAAAGTAGGATCGAATTCAGTAACATCTTTTTTAGATGTGAGTGCAGGTGCTAGTAATGGATCATAATCTCTTAATACCATAACGACACCATCATCATTAATCTTTTCACCTATTTCTGGGAATGGTTTATAGTTATCCTCATCACCATACATGTTAAGTGCAAAGCTGTCAGTACCGAACTCTACTACTCTAGTTTCAATAGTATCATAAGCAAATTTCTCAGCCATCTCTTCTGAGATAATAACTCCATCTTCAGCTACTTCAGGCATGGTTAAAAGAGCAATATTTGCATTGACACCAAAAGCATAACTATTGTTTTCTCTTACACTAGGAGAATCTGCTAATACTGTATCTTTAGGTAAGATAGTATTTGTAGTAATAGAAGAGAGAGTTTCTTCATTCCATTTATACATAAATCCAAAGTATTGGTGTAAACTAAAGTAGTTGGGTACATTGATGTAGTCTATTTCGCCAGTAACTAAGTCTTCATATATGACCGTGAGTTCTGTAGTAGTATTGACACTATTGGCATCTAAACCATTATAGCGTTTTACTATATTGATAATACGTGAATCATTTTCTAACTTCTTAGAAAAAGTATTTTCACCTAGTTGTTTTTCTAAACCTGTTTGAATAATGCGTTCATCTGCATTAGGTAAGGTAATCATTTGTGAGATATGTGATCCCATCATAATAGCACGTGGTGATGATATGTTCGTTATAAATGGGTTAATAGCATGTATGCTAAGTAACTCTTCACAGACTTTAAGTTGTTCGTCTAAATTAGACATGTTTTCCATATAAGGCTCCTTCGAAATATGAGAACTATTCGCGATTTAGTTCTTTTTTATTATGGAGGTATAGTGTTACTTATACCTCTACTTTTTTACTACCGCCACATTCCCAACAGATAACTTTTTCACCATCTTCGACAATGAAACCTGTAGCATTACAAGTTTTGCAAGGCCATTCTGCAGAGAATGTATGTAAGTGTTGTGGTTGAAATCTTTTTCTCATGATTTCTCCTTTTTAAGTTAGTAGCATACTTATAGTATGCTCTATATGAATAATATATGGTTAAAAAAATATAGAAAAAGAAACATCTTAGTAGTTAGGGTATATACCCTAACTACTAGTAGATAATTTCTCTTAAATTTAATTCAATAATAAACTTTTTAGGCACTTTGACATGACCTATGCCTATTTCTACCTTTTCTGCTATTTTCGAAATAATATGTTGGTCTGCTTTATTATCAGCCATAACATATTCTTCGATTATATCGCGTTTAGTTCCGTCACCACTACTAACCTCTGCTTTTACTAGATATTCTTTCATAAGATATCCTTATCTATATACCGGTGGTTGATAACCAGGAATAGGTTGTTGTACTTGGTTAATCCCGACTGGTCTAGCTTGTTGTTGCATAGGTTGTGCATATTGCGGCATTGGTTGTGCTTGTTGTTGCATAGGTTGTCCGTATTGCGGCATTGGTTGTGCTTGTTGCATCATTGGTTGTGCATACTGCTGCATAGGTTGTCCGTATTGCGGTTGTTGATAACCTGCAATTGGTTGTTGTACTTGGTTAATGCCGACTGGTCTAGCGTTTTGTGGTGGCGCTGGTTGTGCGTATGCCGGAACGGTTGGTTGTTGATAAACTGGTTGTACTGGTTGTTGTACTTGCGGCTTTGCTCCACCATAAAGAATCTTATGTACTGTGCTAGCTGTATCGTTCTCTGTAACAGTAGTCTGTGTTGGTTGTGGTGCTTGTACTTGTTGTTGCATACCCGGAACATACGTAGTTGGTTGTTGTTGTACTACTTCTTGCTGTGTTTGTTGTTTAGGCGCTTTTTGTCTATTGAGTTCTAACTCACTAGGAATAGTGAATAGTTCACTTTTAAAGATGTTTAATTTCTCTAAATCTTTATCACTAACTTCGATAGGTAGAGTAGCTTCTTTAACTAATTCTCTATTTACGTTAGTTAATGATTTAAGAATCTTATTCATACGAGTACCTAATTTAATATAGAGTTTAAATAACGAAATGAATCCAGGTGATTCGTTATCGTTACTACCGACTACTACAGAATGATTTTCATCCATCATATTGAATACGTACGTATAGATAAGTTTGTAAACAGCTAAATCCTTAATGCGTAACTTATAACCATAAACTGGAGTAGTCTTGTCAGCTTCTAGTAACATTTCATAAAACGGGAAAGAAGCTACTGCTAATCTGTTATAACGGTTACCATCATAACGACCATTCTTCTTAAGGTATAGCTTAAGGAATGATTTACTAGCTGGTTCTTTAAGAGATTTAGCGTACATCTTAGACCAAGTATCGACTGATTTATCATCTACTTTATCTTTAGCTTTACCGTCATAAACATTGTTAAGTTCAATAAGAAACTTATTAAGTTCCATATCTGTTTTCTTTTGTAGTTTAGGATTACTAGCTAAAGTTAGTAGTAATTCACCTACCGCAGCAAAAGTATGGGCTAGTTTCTTCTCTGCAATATCTTTTACTTTCTTAAGAGAAGTACTGTCACCTTTAATTACATCCTCATTAAGCGGGTTAAAGAGTACTTTAGTAACCATGATGTTACCGTTTTCATCTGGTTCAATAGATGTATCGATATGTTCTTTAGTAGGTAATACCATAGGTTTACCATTAACAGTAAACATTGTTGGTTTACCACCTAAATTGATTTGAACGAAATCGTCCTGACTTACTTCTAGTCCTAAACTATGTAGTACTTTTTTATAAAAATCCATGAGTTTCATATGTTATCCTTGTCTTTTTTTTTTGTTATATTCCAAAGTCGTCACCGACACCTACTTGATAAGTTAAATCCATGATTGTAGAGAAATCATCAGTAATAAGATTTTTGTTAGCTTCGCTACTTATGACTGGACTATATAAGCTATCTGCGAATATAGGTAAGCGATAAAGTACACTTGGTTGGTTATTGATACTAACACTAATCGTAGCATCCCCTAATAAGTCTATATCTGCATTAAAACTAACTAACAATAATCCATTTTGAGTAATCTCTGGCATGAGAATGCTATTTACTCTAGCTATCAGTTTATTAACATATAACGGTATATCTATACCTTGTATAAATGAATTAGCACTAGTAACAAATGTTTCAGGTAATCCATTAATGTTAGTACTGTTGATAACTATATTACTAAGCATGCACTCTATTAGCATTCCAGAAATAGATTGTGCTATGATAGTAGCTGTTACTGTTTCGATTGTTTGTTTAAATAAATCTTCAGTATCATTACTATTAAGTACGCTTGGTGTCATGCTATCTACTAATGATTGGTTTGTATCTGGCATATGTGTTTTTGTAGCAATACCTGGATCTAAATTAGCTAACTGCGCTAATGTAAACTTATACGGAGAAGGGTCTCCTGTTAAGTTATATAATGCAGTTATAAATGGTGTAGATAACAGTGATGATTCTGCTACATTGTTAGATGCTGCTTTTAATACATCGTTAGTATCATAGCTGATGTCTGACAGTAACTTAGCTTCCATAAAACTATTAAGTGTTTTAGTAAAGTGTTTAACTGGATTATTATTAGCTCTAGCACTAACTGATGCTTGGCCATCAACATTATCTGCCAAGTTAATAACATTAACATTGCTGTTATGACCATAAACCATATTATCTTTAATATTGTTAACAATATCTGATGGTCTGATTAACTTTAAATCATTTGGATTACCATCAATAGTTTCGTCTATCTGAGAATTACCAAATTCATCCACTATGATGTTAAAGGTATTGAGTGGTCTAATGATTACTGAACCATTTAATGGATCTACCATACGCATCACATTAGTGATACTGTTAATGTAAAAGTACATATGGTCATCTATTAATCCAGTATATGTAGGATCGTAATATTCACTATACCCTTGTAAATAACTAATCATAGTGTTACCACCAACATTAGATTCAACCACCATAATAAAACGCAATCTTTGTGTATTCCAGCCATTAACGATGTTAGCAGCACTATTAGGTGCAGCATTTAAGCTCATTAAGTTAGGTACTTGTGTTGCGATTACTGCCTCATTTACTTTACCACCATCTGACATATTAGGATTATTTAAAATATTCTCTAACGAATTAATTGCATTATAATCTGCATTAAGAGCATATTCTCTTCTGAATACATTTTTATAAGCTTCTCTCGTTGGTATTAAGTTAAGCATAACTATATTAACTGGTTGTTGTGTTATGCCTGTTGCTCCGTTATTATACATATTGTTTACTCCACTCTGGTTCATCATTTTTATCTCCTGCTTTCTTCTAATTTTATAATCATCTCTGCTAATAGTATTTTAAGATTATTTGGAACTATCTTAAGCATACTTCTACTTTCCACTACTTCCAAAGCATATTTTTCACTTATGACAGGCATCCATTTTGTGGAATATATCATATTACTCAATAAGTTAATTGCTTCTTCCGCTACATTAGCAGAGGTTTCTTTATTAATTACACGCATATACGTATAATGTTCATTAAGCTTATCTTTAATCTCTTTGCTTAATCTACTTCTGTTGGTACTACTATTAATAACGAATACGTCATCATCAACTGTAGTGTCTGCTAAACTATTTAATAGTATAGCTAAATACTTACAATCTAATTTCCATAGGTATGCAAATCCTACTGATAAAAGATTGTTAATGTATTCATTAGATAAATGTTTAAGCGATCTAGGATCTAATATATCTTTAAAGATATAGCTTAACATAGTTAATTGTGCTGGAGTAATGCTTCTTTCTAAAAATACTTGATTATGAAGTATTGCATCTTTAACTATATCTTTATCTATCTCCACATTAATTTGTGAAATAACTACATCAATATCTTCTACAGACCATTCCATTTCCATAACTTCACCAACACTTAATGCGGTTACAACACGATAAGATTCTACGATACTATCACGATCACCTTCACCACCGTCACTGGATGATAAGGCTTGTTTATTTCTGATTGCAGAACTAACATCTTTTCTTATGTTTAGCTTATTCGTAATAAATACGTGCATCTTAGTGATTACATTATCACCATCTTTATCATCAATCACACTACTAGTAATAATTCTAGCAAATATAGCTGATGCAAGAATATATAACGGCATTTCTTCTCTTGCGATACGTCTTTCAATTACACGAATAGATGCTGTTTCCTCATTTTTAAATGCTATATCCACTAACGTCTTAGTGAATGCGTAAAGTTTTTGCATAGGAGGTGTTTCAAATATTCTGTGTGTAGCTATAAAGTTAAATAGAATATACTCTTTATTTACGCCGTTTATTAGTGCGTGTTTAAGTTGGCTAAAATGACCAATAGGACCTAATACTGTTTTTAGTATCGTAATTAATGCTGCTAGTTCAAGATAGTCAGTTTTAAGATAAGTCTGTGCTCTAGTACCATCGCCATCAGTTTCAATAGTTGTATTGAATTCAGTCTTTAGACCTTCTGGCGGTTGAACTTTATAGACTTCACTTACGAAATACAAAACATCGTTATAATCAAACATATCTAAAATAGGGTGCGCTATTTCAACAGGTAATGGATTGATATCTTTCCTGTTAATTAAACCTATTAAAGTGTCTTCTGTTTTAACGTATTGTTCCATAAGTTTCTTTTTAAACTCATCACCTTTATAATCAAGATACGCATTGAGTAAGACAAACTGTCTTTCTGGGTTCAAGTCATCTTTGTTTCTCTTATTTATGACTGTGCTTATGTCGAAATCGACAAAAGCTTTGCCGTATTCTATGTGGATGATCAGTCCACTTTTGTTGTACAAGTTCATTAGTTTGAACATAGGTTCTCCTTCTTTTGTTAGGAGTAATGAGCTCCATATCACGCGTGACAAAAGTATATACATACTTAGGTCTATTTAAATAATATATGTTTAATTTTTGGTAGAAAATGAATATAATGACAAATAAAAAAAGAAGGATAAACAGTGAGTAAACCGGATGTGATTTTAATAGAAGAAATGTTTGCGATGCAAAAGAAATTTAACGATGAAACAAACGGGGAATGTTGGGTAGAAGGTATTACTAAAGAAGGAAGAACCATTAATTGGAAACGTTGCATATATATGGAATCGGCAGAACTTATTGATTCTGGTAATTGGAAACATTGGAAATCTTTAAACCAACCTATAGATTATGATAATATTAAAGTAGAATTTATAGATCTTTGGCATTTCGTTATGAGTGAACTTATGATAGAATTACCGGTAGATGCTGCTGCTAGTTTAATAGTGGATATGTTATCATGTATACCAATGAATAAAGCTTTAGATTATGAGACCATTGTATTGCGTACAGAACACCTTATGAGTATTGTACTTAACGATAGTTCGTATAATGCAAATAAATTAATTTATTCGTTCACATCATTACAAGGAGAACTTGGACTAACTGTTCCTGAACTATATAAGGCTTATTTAGTTAAAAATACTTTAAATAGTTTTAGACAAAATAATGGTTATAAAGATGGTAGTTATGCTAAACTTATTGATGGAGTTGAAGATAATGTACACATGTATCAGTTAGCAGATAAATTAAATTCACCAACAATGAAAGAACTTTATTCAGCATATGAAGAATTTTATAAAGAAAAAATAAAATAGATATAGTAACAACCATATGGTTGTTACTATACTTCTTTTAATGCTGTAGTTGCTGCTGGACTAAAACTAAATTTAGTAGATAATTTACTTTCTTTAACTACTTTTCTAGCTTCTGCTAATGCTGGTGCTTCTTCCTCTGTGAGTGGTTCATCTTTTCTAGCTTCTATTTCTATAGCTCTATCTTTAATAATAGATAATAGTCTATTGATGAACATAAGTGTTGTAAATCCTAATTGACTATTCTCATAAACCTTATGTAAGTCATCGATATCTTTTTTATCATAACCAAAGGGTTCTAATATTTTTTCATCTTTATACATAAGCTTCATGATTAAATCACTAGGAGTAATGCGTAACTCTTTAGGGTCTTTACCTGTATCTGAAGCTAGTTTATCTCTAGCTTCTGCCAATACTTTAGATCCCTCATTAACGATACGTAAATAATAATAAGGGTCTATCTTTCTAAAAATAGAAAGTTGCTTCTTAGTAGCACGTATGAGCTTCTTACGCACACGTTTACCTTTAGGATAATCTTTATCAATACTAAACAATAATAAAAAGATTACTGTACCTATAAGTATTTGTTCTATTGTCATGTTATGCTTCATTGTTTACTCCTGTTAAGTCAAATTAAAATATGCTAGTAGCTACATTGTAGCTACTAGTAGTGTTAGAATAAATCATCTTCTTTTAATGTAGATGTATCTACCTCAGGTTTAGTTGTGTTATTAGCTGCTTTATCGTTACTAACTGGATTAGCATTATTGTTCATACTATCAACAACTAACTGATTACCCATAAGTTTCTTAAGCGTAACTAGATATCCTTCAGCAGCTAACTTACTAAGTTCAGCTTTATCAGTAACTGGTTCATCACCAACATAAAGTTTATGCCATCTAGATGGTTCGATCTCAAACTTAACTTTACGTTTTCCTTCAGCAATTAATGCTAAGTAAATAATACCTTCAGCATCTTTACCGATATTAACTGTAGATTGTAATACAATATCATCAGTACGTTTGTTATCAACGTATTTAGCATTAAAACAATCTATTTTAAACTTAGTATCTGGTTTACTATCGATTACTTTTTCAAATAGTTTAACAAATGAATTAAACGAGTTATAATCGAATGGCGCTGTAATCATTGTGTTGTAGTCAAATGCTGCTTCTCTGTTTTTATTTGTTGTAAATACCGTAAATCTAGGGTAACCATTTCTCACACTCACTGTGAATAACCCATAATCTCCATCATCATATTGTTTTCTTAATGTTAATGGTGCGAATTTCACCATATTTACCTTTGGTCGTTGTTGTGTCATTTTTTAATCTCCTAATATAAGTTTGTGTAGTTTCTTACGAGTTCACCAACTATTGGATCGCTACGTAAGTCTTGTAGTATTTTAATACGACTACTGTGTGATGTCCACTTTTTGTCTATAGCTAAGTTGTGTAACTCTCTTCTTACTTTCACACTAAACGGTCTTACAAAAGTTTTATCTCCTAATATGTAAAGTAATTCTTCCATAAAAGGAAATACGTTTAATGGTTTAGTACCTATCTTATGATATTTAGTATACCATTCATCAGGATATTTTATTTTTCCGGTATGTGATTCTAATAATATTAACCCTTTTACTTTTCTAACATTTAATAAGTCAGCGGTAATATGTGTCGTAATTAATATTTTTCCTAACCCCGCGTGTAAGCGATAATCACCGAATTCAACACTACAAGTTAAATCTACAGGTTTTTTCTTAAGGAACTTATTGATATAATTGTATATCTCTAATTCTTTAAGATTAACCGTACCTTCTTTATCTTTATTTAAATGTTTCATTACTTTATCATACTTAGGTACAAATAATACTAATTCGCATTTAGTGTCATCGTATAAATTACTTATAATATTAACATCTTCTAAAACAGTGTTAAGAAGACGTATATCGTAAAAAACAGTTTCTCTAATACTTTTATCCTGTAAACTATTTATAACGTTTCTAGCTAACGTATAGATGTTTAAATAGTGTTTCTTGTAATCATTGATGTTTACTTTAACAGGAATCTCTCTATCAGGGTCATACCGTTCTGTAGTTGGATCAAATACTGACTCTAACATCAATCCTGTACCAATAGTTACTCCAAAAGATGTAATAGTTCTATCGGTATATGTTTTTTGTTTATTAAACATTTTACTCCTTCTTAATTATTTTCCATTTTTTAGATTTAACTTCCACTAA